TTGAGCCTGTACCTTTCTCAGGTTCGACTATTTCAAAGTCTTCTGCTTTAAGCTCGCTAGTGTTTTTGAGTTCTTCTGTAGACTCATTAAGCTTTTCAAGTTCCTCTGCTTCAGACTGTCTAGCTCTGATCGCTTCAGAATCTTTCGCTAATTTGTCTTTCAAAGCTTGTAGGTCAACACCAATAAACCTCGCAAGCTTCTCATCATCATTATCAAGTGCTTGTTGGATGAGGTCTAACCTTGTACCTTCTAACTGCTCCTTATCCCCATCAGCCATAATATTGTGTAAGGTTAGAGGTCCATCAGGCATATGGTACTGCTTACCAGGGATCAGAGCGTTGTCCATACTGAGAGTAGACTTGACAGGTCTGTGAAGTTCCAAGTTTGCAATGTCGTTAGACTCACTTCCTTTGTTGATAGTAAGCTGGTTATTCTTCCACTCAACAATAGCCTTCTTGTTCCGCTTCTCCCAGGCAATGTGTTTACTTACAGAACCGGGAGGGGCTTTTCTCATCTCTTCTTGAGAGGGCATCCCCTGAAGAATTTTACCTAAAAGGTCTTCATTTCTTACAATGAGCTTATCCATCTGCGCGCCGTCAACAGTTGGAGGCGATTGATCAACCCGCATCTTCTGGATTCTATGGAGCTGCTTGTTCAGAGTGCCTTTATCTGTATCAGGCTGCTTCAGCATGTATTTAGTATGCCCTTCCTCCTGATCGAGTTCTTTAACTTGTTCTGGTCTTAACAGGTTCATTTTTATTGCCTCAAAAAATCAAGAGAGGTCCTTAAGAACCTCTCGCATATTTGTTAGACACCGTCAGACTTTGCATGAGTCTTCACTTTTCTAACACCGTTTGTACGATTAGGACCGCTTTTGCCGGGGAGTCCAGGCCAGTTTGCAGTCTTCTCGTCAACTTTATCCTTTCTCACGCCGGACTCGCCGGTAGAAGGAGGCTTGATACTATTCTTTTTTGCGTGAAATTTGTTTGCCATCTTTCTTGCCTCCAACTACTTCAAACTTAACAAGACTAATTGAAATCCTTTCTGGTAGATCGTTCACAAACTCCTTAACCATCCTTTCAATCATAACTTTTTGTTTAGGAGTATGCCCACAAACTTCAATCGTAAACTTCATTCAATTACCCTTATGAAATTGCAGTGATAAGTACGCCACCGTCTGTGGACCCGACACCGAGTTGGAAGTTCTCAGCAAGTTCTGCTTCCCCTGCGCCGAAGTTCCCAACAGCAGTCCCTACAGAGTCTGCAAACAAGCACCTTGTAATGAGAACACCGGAAGCAATGGTAGCTCCTGTACCGTTAATACCATCTGTCAACGTAGCATTAGCAGGTAAGAAATCAACGTGGTCTATATGAAGCTGGGTTGTTGCAGCCCCACAAAGAATAGCTGACGCCCAGGTTCCAGCTGACTGCAACATAGTCCCATTGCGGATCTGAGAATCAATCGCAGCGGTAGCCACAATAGCGTTCCCCTGCGCCCCATCACAGATAACTGAAAAGTCTTCTATGAGTATATCTTCAGCAGCCGCCATAGTAATGCCAACAGTGCTGGTACTAACAGCAGGAGTTGCCATATCGATCTTGAAGTTATGCATATAAAACCCATCAGCGGCGGCTGTCAGATCGATGCCATCAGAAGCTGTGATAGGGATAATATCGAAATAACCAAACTCGATATCAGCAGCTGTGACATTGATAATCTCATCCCCGGTAACAGTAGTTGTTACTGAAGTCCGGTTACGAAGTCTGTTCCCACGACCAGAAGGAAGCCCAAACATTGACACACCGGCAATATCAGCAGCTACTGAAGATCCAGTAACAATGTGACCCGCTGATGCTCCGTTGGGAATCAGTAGAATTACATCACCCGCATTTGCATCCACTAGATTCCAGGCCCTGTCAATCGTTCTTAGCGCCCGTTCGGGAGATAGCCCATCATTATTATCACTCGCACGATAGGCGCGACCATCGACTGTGTACCCATCTGAGGGAGCTACCCAAAACACACTCCCGGCAGTCTGAGGAATCGCCCCCCAGATCGTGCCGTATTTAGTTAAAAAAGCCATTCTCTTTTCCTCTTAACACTATTAAGTCATTACCTGACGGTTGCGCGTTCCCAACCCGATACTACGACTTTACGATACTTGATGACCCATCACCCAACGCCAGTTGGTATGCGCTAATGAATAACGCATGTATGCTCTCCATTTGGCAATAAAGGTATCGAAATCCTCCGCCATTGCGAACTCAAGCGAAATACGATCAACCCAATGGACTTGACGTTTTCTCATTACAGAGTCAACCAAGAACCAGTTGTTCGCATCTGTGAGGTATTCCCACTCTATCGCAGTGTACTTCCCTTCGTGGACGTTCCGGTTGTTATTGGCTGTGTCAACCTTTCCTGAGGAAGCGATAATCTCAAAAGCTTCTTCGTAAAGATCGGTTGGATGCCAAAGCTCGTCAGGCATGATAGAGATCCTTTCTGCCTGATCGCCTCTGAATCCTCGCATCTGGATACGAGCAGCGGCAACAGCAGTAGCTGTTAGAGCGGCAGTACCTAGATTGTCGAACCCATTGGCAGTAGAAGCGCCGGAAGTAGTGATGTGGCTGTCAGAGGACAGTGCTACACCCTCTGAGTTGCTGTAGAACAGCGTATCAACAGAGAACGCATTGTTGAACATACGTGCCCCATGCTTCTGCCTAGTCCGAGCAGCGGATATCGCCAGCTCGCTTGGGCGCTGATCCATGATGTGATACTGATCATCATCGAACAGTCTGCGTTCTACTTGAATGCCGTTAGTGAATTCCAAAGGTGTTGATGTTACATCAAACCCCTGATTTTGCGAGTTGTAACTCACAGACCCTGAAAGCTGCTCGAAATCGGCAATTGTGCCAACCTCGCTCCAAGTCATGTTATTCCGGCCATTGGTAGGCGGGAATTGATACAACGAAGGAAGCATATCAGGCAGTTCTTTGAACTGTTCTGTGAATATCTTCTGGAATCTAGGATCTAAGAGATCCCCAAAATTGACTGACGTATGCGGTACGGTCATGATAAAACCCTCTAATTAGATACTACCACCACCAGCCCAGATGCTATCGAAAGGTATCAATAGAACATGGCTAGAAGTTGTCCCATCTTCAGAGGCGTCCTTCATAAGAAGTTCAAAAACTCTGAAATTGTTGTTGTCTGTATCAACAGTCGCACTTGCGTCAACTTGATCCAGATTGGTAGTCAGCTGAACAAACTGATTTTCTCCAGGTATGAAAGGAACGTGAACAAATACATCCCCAACAGCGATATCAACAGGAAAGGCGACTGTAACAGAAGCGTCTGTAGCATCACCGACTGTGATTTTTCTTAGGACCCCTGCGTTAGCGCCGGAATGTCCGAAGATCGCGCCCTCATCGAAGTTTGTATAGTTGATCTCAGTGTTGACATCCAAGCCTGTTGTAGAGGCTGTATCAACAGTTCCTGTAGTTAGAGCTGTGTTAGCAGCCGCCCCACCTGAGAGTATCGCTTTGAGGATCATATCTGGGTTGATGATAACGGAGACCGCACGTTCTGGGTCCGAATTATCTGTTTGTTGCGCTGTAACTAGAGTCGCCTGACTGTCCGTAGTGATCCCGACTAGATCTGAAGCGGTAGTAGTGGCTGCAAGCACAACGCCTGCATTACCCGCACCCCCGACAACAACTGGGACGCCAGCGGTAGCCATAGCTTCACCGATTTGGAATCTTCGTATAAGAGGCGCATTGCCTGCTAAAAGCCCTGAGAGCTGCATAATAAGTACCTCATGCTAAAATGAGTAGTCATCCCTAAAACTATCGTTGTGTTTCTGCTCTATCGTCCAACATTTTTTTACTTCAGACCAATGCAGATAAAAGTTACATTTTCCGAAGGAGTCACAACCATCACACTTACCCAGTGCGTAGGGAAATTCTCTCTGTTTATAGTACAGGTACTTCTTATGATCAAACTTGCTGCTACAGTGTGCGCAGAGTAGAATTGACTTCCTTAACTCTGCTAGGTCTGTAACCCAAGCGCCATGAGATAATCTAGCTTTCTTGCCTGGATGCAGTTTATTTCTTTGCAAACTTAAGTTCCTCCGTGACAGCATCCCAATCCTTATAGAGTCCGTTCTCTATTTGCCTACTATAGTGCCTCTTTTGCCCATCTGTCAAACCTTTTGGAATCTTTTCATCTGATCCCCCATCCCCCCCTTGGTTCCCTAATTGTTCTTGATGGGATTCTCTGTTCTCATTTGTAAGGGAAGACTTGGCGTTTCTAACAGCTTCAATAGGTCCAAAGGCTTCATTCATAGCTAACAGTTGGATCTTTCTATCTTCTAAGGAGTTCTCCTTCGGAAGCCCCAGAACACCTGTTAGATGGTTATATGCAGCTTGAAGTTTTCCCCGATCTTTAGTGTCAGTCTTATTCATATCGGGTAGGAGATCAACATAATCTTTTATCTGAGACTGAACAGTTTGATTTGCAGTGGTCTCAACAGAGAAGTCCTTCATCGCACTTTGAATTGTTGCATTCATCTCAGACCTCTGCTGTCCCTCCCATATCTGGTCAGCTGTTGGTTGAGAGATAGTGCTATTTTCAACAGCTGTACGAAGTTCCGCTAAACTGTATACTTTCTCAGCTTTTTGCTGTGCTGGCTGTTGAGTTGGGGCCTCTCCCATAATTCTGATCTGCTCTGCCAATCGGATATTCTCAGCCTGAGAAGTTTCAAGCTCTCCTTTGACTTTTCCAACAGCTTCATTCAAACGGTCTCTCGGAATCCAAGAACCATCTTTTTTGACTTTCATTGTGTTGTCATCTTCTTCAAGAATTGACTCGTTATTCTCACCCATCTTAACTTCCTCAGTCTTAGTGATTGACTATTACACTTATCAAACAAGGGTTTTTAGAAACTTTTCCGGTAACTTGGGAATCGGTATTTTTGATGTTATATCTCCCAGTAATGATCTATCATGGATTATAGCATAAGGAAGCTGCATTATCTGCTCAAGACAGCCTATGATAGCTTCTGTCTCTCGTATGAACATCTTGCACTCCATCATATCTTCATATTTAACGAGACTAGATGACTTAAGTTTTGCTACTGCAATCTTATCCATTTCTATCAGCCGGTTCAGAAACCCTTGGATATGCGATAGATATGTATCCCACTCAGTTGAGTGTACTAAAGCAGTAGCTTTTACACTTGCCTGCTTTAGATTCTCAGTGTTGAACCTCTGACGCTCTCTAGAAGGGGCTGACCTAGTCTCAGCCAGCTCCATATAATCTCTCTTATCTTGCATTGGTTAGGGTCCTATCAATAAGTTCGTTGTCATTAAGTGTTGGGTTCCCCATACTAGGAGCCTCCCCGCCTTGCTCTCCTCCCTTACTAGCAGCTTGGAAGTTACGCGCTGCTTCAACAAGCTGTTGCTGAGCTGCCTCTTGCTGCGCTCCCAGCGCTATCTGCTCTAGATAAACATTGAATATTCTAATACTTTCACCCTCTAAGAACACAAATTGTTCGCTTTGCATAAATGCTTGAAGTTTGCCTAAATGCCCTATAAATCCCTCTACCGGGACTCCATCAGGCAACACACCATTCATGATGGAGATGATTGCCTCCTCAGCTTGTATCATTTGGGAGTTAGCTTGAGGAGTTGGTGGGTTGAGCATAGTATTAGGATCTTGGCCCCAAGCCTCAACAAACTTCGATACTTGCCTAAAGATAGTATCTGGCGTTGATATGCCTAGCTGTATCATAATCTCAGAGACTGTCACTGCCATTATGTTTGACATAGCAGCCTGGATGTTAGCTTTGGAGACATTCAATACGTTCGCACTGAACTTAAACCTAAACCGCCCTTGGATCTCAGAAGCATCTGTAAGCTCTTGGTACGGGTCCTCTCCCTGCTTCAAGTTCGCAGTTATCTGTATCTGCTTTTTCTTGGGTAGGAAGCGTTGATTCAACTCATGGACTTGATACCAGATCTCTGTAAAACCGTTGAAGAATCTTCTAAGAATCCTCTCAGGTCTCGCCTCAGCTTGACCAAGGAGAGCATTTATCCCCCCTTGAGTTCTTAGAGCTGAGGACTTCCCGGCTGGTATTCTACCAGCTTGGAGATCTCCGATCATAGTAAGCCGCTCTTCCATCTGGGTTAACAGAGTGATCATATTAAGCCCAAAGGACTGCCCGTTATTCTGTATGTTAGGAAACTGGACATCATTCTTAGGGTCTGCTAGAGGATACCCATCTCCCGGCGCTAATGTAAGAATCTCTGGCTTTTGGAGACTTGTTGACTTATAGAAAAAGAATGGGGAGTTAGTGATTGTTCCTGCGTCTGCCATTTGGTCAAGAGTTTCCTTCTTGATATCATGTAGACCTTCAATCAGTTCAAGATAGGATATCCCCAATCTTCTACCTTTAACTGGTATCAATGATGCTTCTGCAAAAGGACGACGAGGAGGATTGGAAGGGTACATCTCAGTTAAAATTTTTGCTTTTAAGACTGTCTTAGTCTCTTTTATGACCCACCAGATAACATCCTCGTCTAAACCATCGTTGTCGATATCGAAAGTATCAAAACACATCAACCGTGTTAAAGTCCTGTGAGATACAGCTTCCCCACTTTTAGATGAGGGAGTTGATGTCCCTTGAAAGTCGTCTTTCTGATCCTTCATCTCTTGGTTGTCACGATCTTGAGGTGTGTTCTCCAATATCTCAAGCTCTTCATCTGTTATCTGATCATAGAACCCGCTCTTTTTGAGCCGCTTTAGCTCATCGATACTTGGGTAGTCGATGAGGATGACATGAGAACTGCCGCCAGGGTTCGAAGGGCTTGGCATTTGCAAGTTCTCTGCGCGCCAGGGGTGAAGGACTTCATCAATATCCTTAACCATTGGTCTAGGACCATCGAAGACTCTCGCATTTTTCAGTATTGTCATCTGCACTTTATCATCAGGGGAGGTGAAAAAAGATATTTCATTCTTCTCCCCGTCTTTTGCGATAACAGTCCAATCCCAGCTCCCCTCTTCCTCTTTAATGTCAAGAGCATTTGGAAACTCTAGTTGTATAATCCCAGCAAAATAGTCTCTGGGGATTACGTCTTTAGGAATTGGTGGGTGAATTCTCTCGTCTGATACCTCTCTGTCCTCCCGTATCCAAGGGATGAACACTGTAAACACGCCATCATTTACAAATGTCTCGGCCAACTCACCTACCATAACCTCTCCATTCATATCAATGAACAGTTGGTGCTTGATGAGGTTGTCCACAGTGGACTCTTTCTCCTCCTCCTCTTTGTTCGAAGCTTTGGAGGATATAGGTAGGTCAAAACTCATTATCGAGTTGTGGAGAGTATCTTGAAGTCTGAGCGAGTCGCTGGTCATATCTGGTATGGCTATATCGCTTGCATCCTCCCAAGGGAGGGAGTTCCGCTCTGTCCACATTCGGTACTTCGCATATCGCTGAAGTCTGTCATCCATGAAGGTTTGCCGCTCAGTTATATCGGTATCAAAGAACTTTATAACTCTGCTGGCGATATCTTCTTTGTCGAAAGTAAAACTAGATCTTCTAGGTCTTTTTCGCTGTATGCCGAAATCTTCTTGGAGTTTAGCTGTATCGACCATTATAAATCTCCGTCCACTTTTCTCTGTATAGAACTTCTAGGATAAACGATTTTCTCATACCGTCTAACCACTTGGCTTGCTGTTCTTTTTGTTTAGGGTTAAGTATCTTCTTATTCATTATGATGTGGAACTCGTCTGAGACTTCGAACTCCCAGCCCTCTACTATTCTATCCCACAATCTAGAGAACTGTTCTTGCACCTTGGAGGCACAACCCTCACAGAGAGTGGCAGATACTTGATCCCCACAATCTGTTAGCAAACTAACTCTTACCGCATCCTCTAGAGGCTTACCTACTTTCGCAACCCTCCCAGCAAAGGGGTGGTCATTGGGAAGCCAGCTGATTATTTCAAAAACTTCCTTGTCACATAGAGAGCAGCACCCAGCCTGCTTAATATTATTCATACGGAAAGTCGCCGTTGGGGAGTAGTTTCTTATACTTCTTGGATAGTCTAGTTTTGACTTTTCCCCATGCCTCTTGAGCTTTTTCTTGCTCTTTATCGACTTCAGCTAAGTATAGATCAACCACACCAGCACATTCAGGACAGTACTCTCTGATAAGTCCTCTCCTGCATCGTTTAAAATCACTAGCGTTAGGGGATGTACACCCGCACCCGCCGTCACACGTTATTGATTGGCTCATTCAAACTTCTCCTGAATAAATAATCTCATATATCCTATATAATCAGTAGGTGCTAGATGCTCCCCGCATGTTTCAGATAGAGAATCAAAGTCTTTGTGATCATCCATATTTATCTCAGGTAGTATCCTCCAGAACAACTTATTTTTCTTTCCTTCACTGTAAACACTGAACGAAGTTATCAGCGCATCTAAAGCTTCTCTAGGAGTCTTGAAATGTGTGCAGTGCCTGTTTAAATGCTCTTCCAACAAATATTTCCCGTCCTTCATTCCAACTAGTTCTACAAACTTATCCCCATACAATGTCGTGCTACAGTTACCAGGGGTTCCAAGTTCGAACCTCTTCTCTATGGACTTGAGCCAGTGATTTATCTCGTTCTGCATTAAAGTCATCTTCTTACCTTTTTCTTTGAAATTCGTGTATGGATAACCGGAGATCCATCAGGACTTAAGCTCCTGAATATGGGTTTCGAGTTCATAAGATACTTTAAAAGTGTTGGAAAGTCATCGTATTTCGGCTTAGGAACCTGCTTTACGTCTTTCTCAGCTGTTAGTCTGTGCTCATCCCAAGCATAGCGCTTCATTTGATAGATCGTATTTTTACACCTTTCGTGGATGTGGAGTCTCGGAGCGTATGTATCGATATCAGGTCTTAATCGCTCGTTCACCCCTGACCGACCCACAGCCCCATCATCTGCCAGTTCGCAGGCTAACCCACAAGAAGAAAACTCATCCTGCCAAGTAATGTCTCTCCTAGTACCTGATACTGTAGCGCCCATGTTGGGGTCCATCAAGCGCATAGCTATGTTAAGGCCCATCTTCTCCTCCATCTCAAACACAGCTTCAGCTACGTCACAAGGCTCTAAGGGAAGCTCACCTTCTTGGATCTGCCACAGATCATCGTTAGGATCGACCATCACCCAGGACCACATATGAGGCTTGCGCGGGTGGGGGTCGATGAGAAACACACTAGGCCAGCCTATCTGGACCTCAAAATCTTTAACATGATTGTATGTGACAATGTGTAAACTTCTACACTTAGCACAAATAGGAGGGTCAGTCATTAGTACGGACTCTTCCCCTTGGCACTCAAAACACCAGTGAGCATCGACATCTGTAAAGAGAGGGTGGATAAGATTGCTGAACCGCATCGGCTTACCTTCATACCGAATCTGACGAAGTTCCTTAGATACCCTTTTAGCCCCCTTACTGACTGATTCCATATCTAGGTGAGGGTTGTCAAAAGTGCTTAGTTCTATCCAATCTATATCATCGTCTTTATCTGCTTTGTCGTATATCTCGTCAAAGATCCAATCAACAGGGATGCTAGGATCGTCGGGCCAAGTCATAGGGAGGAAGATCCTCCCCCGGCCCCGCATGACCCGCGCTTGATTTTCACGCCAGATCGCCAGAGTTGAAGGCTCATCCATAATGACCATTTGGAGGTCGTTACCAGCCATCGCCAGCGCTTCTTGGTCTGAGGACATGAATTGTATCCAAGAGGTGCCTATAACCTCCTCTGTGTAGGGGTCCCTACAGTGAAATTCAAGCATGTACTTACCGGCTATCCATGATTTGTCCCATGAGCCGTCTATCAACGCAGTTCTTGGCACCCAGCCCCAATGTCCTTTATCACCACCTTCAGGTAGAAGTCCTGTCCACTTCCACCATTTCATCTTGTTCAGCATTATTGTGTCTAACTGGTTTTTCAAGCTCTTTACGATTATCCGACATTTCATAGGTCCTTGGCACTTCTCCCTTATTAGTTTCTCCCCTAACCTTTCTTTCAAATCCTCTGGAAATATGCCGGTGGCACACATTATCATCTCTACCACAGAAGTCTCTGTTTTTGACGATCCGTTACCTCCCCCAATCCCGACTATATCAGCCTTAGAGAAATGGACTGACTCAGCTTTTTCAGACACAGGTTTATAGTAAAGAAGCTGATTCTCCATAACATCTTGGTCATTAGTCTTGAGAACATCCCTAAACAGCTCCTCAAACTCCTGTTTTGACATGCCATTCAGTTCACCGACTGATTTGGAGTATCTGTCAGTCATCCCGGTTCCTAAGATTGTTAAGATCTCTCCACTTGTCCATATCGAACGAAGGGCACTCCCTGTTCGGATCAACCTCATAATGACCGTAGAACTCGATACCACAGAACAGCACCTGTATAGCGTAAGAGACTCGTCTTAGTGAGCGCCATTGCCTATCGGTGAAGTTATTCTCCGCCTTGTAGACGTTTGACTCCATAACTCCTCCGACTAGACAGACTCCAATACTGTCATTGTTATGTCCTTTAACATGAGCGCCTATTTCATCAAAAGCGCGCCCATACTCAACTGTCCCATCACGGCGGATAACTACATGGTATCCAATATCAAGCCATCCTTTAGCTTTGTGCCAACTCTTTATCTCATCATCTCCGATGTCCGCACTTGGAGGAGTAGCGGAACAGTGTATAAAACACCGCTTCACAGGTACTTTAAACTCTTTCATTACTGGTCTCCTAAATACCACTCGTTTCTATCTTGAAAAAGTTTTGATAATTTTTGCCCTATAACCCCACACACTAACATTCTTTCTCCTGTCAACCAATTCGGTCCTTTTCCAACTAATTTAACATTCAAAGAATCTAGTTCTTGTACAGACATTTTATTAAGTCTCCTTACTCTTAACTGCTCTAAAGTCATTGCTCTATCACCTCGCCCTTAACCGCCTTTTCTAGGTTTATCCCTCTGCGTTTCGCTTCTTTGAACAGTTTCGGCATAAGCTCAGCCAGGGACGCCCTCTCTGAACTGTCTAAAATTTGTGTTGGTTTACCATCTAGCAACTGTTTTGCCTCAAATAGACCTTTGAACGCTGTGCTTAGTTCCGAGAGCTTAGCGTGGCTTAGTGCGTAGTCGTCCATACACGCCAAGATAATAGCCACCTTTTTGCGTACCTGCTCCCTTAGTTGGTCATCGTCAATATCTGTCTCGGTAATGACCTCTATTTTACGCTGAACAACTGACATTCGATCTTTCATCGCCTTAAGAGCGCTAATTTTAGCTGTAGCAGCTGAGGGGAGAGCTGGATCATTGGGAGGTCGGCCAGGGCCACGTTTAGGGCTTTGATTTGCAGGAGAGGTAGATTGCGGGTGATCTGGGTCGCCGTCACTCATCAGAGACTTGGTAACGTACAATTGCGGTTGACCACCAAACTTTGGCTCAGTAATTTTAAGTGCCTTCGCCAGTAGCGGGAACATCTCTATAAGTAGGGCATCCCCTAATTTATTATGGGCTGCGCTAATTTTATCTCTGACAGCTTGGTAAGATTGGCCTAGACGCCTAGCAGCCTCATTTATAGAAATGCCGGTATCTACCAGCTTACAGGCTTGGAGCTGTTTGGCGGTGAGTTCTTTCATTTAGTACCCGCATTTATTGCTACGATCCAGCTTTTTGGGTGTTGGCTGAACGAAAATTCTCATGGGTGGCTCCCCCGACTCTCACGGGGGATGGGCGTTCGTTTCTGGCCCCTGGTTTTCAACGCCTAAACCAGTTGATCGGTGGGTTCTTTCGCCGTACAAGGAGGTATTTTACCGCACTGGTATACATCAGACCAAACAGCCAAGCTAGGCTCCAACGGATTTTCTTAACTCCTAGTCAAGATGGGACGCTAAACGTAGAGCGGTGGAAGAACCCATGAAAAACCAGCGCTAGGCGCGAAGCGCCCCATGATTGGAGCTTATCACAAATAAGGAGTATAAGCAAGTTCTAATATAGTTAAAAATTTTAAAATACTAAGCGCTTGGTGCGCGGGACCCCTCACCCCCAACCCCACCGGGGGGAGTGGTGCCGATTGCCCTAGTGCCTAGCCTCCCGACCCTCGCCAGCCTGGACCCTAAGCACTGAGCAGCTAGGCTATCATGTCTCGCACCCTGGTACACCGAGCGCTTGGCACTGAGCACGCCGCTTGCTTGTACTCCCCTCCCCTTCTTGCTGCTTTATATAGGTGCTTACCCCCTTCAATAGGGTGGATAAGTATGGTGAAGTTAGGTATACTAGAACTAGGTAATAAAGACGGCGCAACCGAGAGGATAAGATGATGAAACGCCTACAGCTAAGATTGCTTGACTCTGAAGGTTCCCCCACAAACAGATGGATCTATGTATTCTGTACGAACGACCATAACATTGTAACCACTAAATCAAAGCATAAAGCTTTGAGACAACAAGACCTAGAATACTTCCAATTTAACTACCCCGACAGAGAGTTTAGAACCTCTGAGTGGTTGTCCGATATATAAGGAGTGCATGAGCATGAACATTAGACCCGTAGTGTACGTTATCTTAATTGCGTTGGTTGCCTTAGGCATTGGGCTAGGCGCTAAGCATGTGATTGATAGCTATACCCAAGTGCTTATCAATCGAATCAACTCCACTTCGCCGACCACACACCACTATTATCCTGAGAACGTTAAACCAGCCAGTGTTATTTACTATTTGTGAGAGTAGGAGGCGAGGCACTTGGCACGACCGGTTTTTTCAAGTGTATAACATATAGTTATGCACCCCTATAACTAAGAGGAATACACCATGTTACAAGGTAAAAGCTTACAAGAACTAGGTGCTGAACTTGATCGTCAAAAGTCAGCTAAAAAGGACATGATCGCAGATACTAAGGACATATCTATATCAGTCTCTAATGGTGATGATATTAACCCACCTATTAACAGTGTTAAAGTTGGACATGAGTACTTTGAAATAGGTAACCATATGCATAATCAACTCGCCGCTCGCTTGAAAGTCCCTGGCCGGTTCTATGATCGTATGAGGACCAATCACCCGGACATCCTTCAATACACTGTAAACGAACTGTTAGAGCGCGAACCTGAACGCCGGATGATTCGTACACTTGATGGAACCGCACGGGCATTCTTGAGTGATCGATACAAGCGTATTGATCATGATTTGATTGCCGGTTCTGCTTATCAGGCACTGATGGAGTCTGGACAGGAAATACAAGTTGCAAGCTCGAACATCACACCGTCTCGGATGTATATAAAAGCGTTGTTCCCACGACTGCAAGGCGAGGTTAAGGTTAATGACCTTGTTCAAGCTGGGGTGATCATAACCAATAGCGAGGTGGGTCTGGGTTCGTTTGAGATCAAGCCCTTTGTTTATCGCCTTGTCTGCACCAATGGGATGACCGTGCCTATGAATGATAAGGACATGAATATCAAACGCCGCCACATTGGTGCAAAGATTGGTGACTTACCAGGGTTCGTTATTCCATCAGATGAAACCATTGCAGCCGAAACAAAAGCGTTACAACTGGAAATTAAGGATACCATTAACGCGATGGCTGATGGTTCTATCTTTGAGTATGTCCTTCATAAGATGCAGGCGAGCAGTAACACCGCCGAATCATCAGATGTCGAGCAGACTATTGAAGTGCTAGGCAAAGCTTATGGTTTGAGCGAGGCTGAACAGTCCGGCATGTTAACCAACTTAATTAAGGATAGTGACATCACCCAGTGGGGGTTTGTCAATTCAATCACAGCGCTTGCAAATGATAATGATAGTTATGATCGTGCAAGCGACCTTGAATCAATTGGTGGTATGCTGTTAAATCTCAATCAGTCGCAGTGGGAGAAGATAGCTGTTGCGGCTTAACCAACAACTAGGCCAAGGACGGCTTTTCTTTTGGAGTAATGCCCATGTTTATTCGAGAGAGTGACGGTACATACAGACCCGCATTGGCAACTGAGATAACCGCAGCGGCTATAGCTAACTTAAACAGGCAGTTTAGGAAAGGTGCGTTACTAACCTCTCCAACCCTAGTAAGGGACTACTTAAAACTAAAGATAGGCAGTTTAGAGCATGAAGTTTTTAGTGTTATCTACTTGAACAGCGAAAACCGCGTACTAAGCTTTGAGACCCCATTCAGAGGGACCATTAACGCCGCTTCTGTGTACCCTCGTGAGGTAGTTAAAAGAGCGCTAGTATTGAACGCCGCCGCTGTGATATTCTCGCATAATCACCCTTCAGGTGCTTCGGAACCATCACAGGCCGATATAGAGGTTACAGATAGATTAAAGAGTTCTTTAGAACTCATTGATGTTCGGGTTCTAGATCATTTAGTTGTTGGTGAGACTGTAACTAGTTTTGTTGAAAGAGGATGGATCTAATGAATAGTGAGACCTTACATAAGATAACAGAAACAGAGTTTTGGGAGGCTTTAGAAGTTCTCCCTCCTTTGCAATGGCATACAGTCGAGAGGTTAGAACGCTTTCTAATGTCTGAATTCTACAGTGGTGTGATGACAACTCAATACGCACAATACAACAATAATTACGCTTGTAAGCTAGTTGATGCGTACAATAAAGATAGTTGGATCACTAAAGAAGATATGAAACAGTTGAGGTAATACTATGAAACAGAAAACATGTGATTGTTGCAAACATTGCACTCCAATTGAGAATCACGCCCCTTTCACTGTTTTCGGTAAAGGCAAGCCTCCTCATGTAAAGTGGCATGTTAGAGGCCCTGGCGTTGATACCTCTAAGCATTACGAAGGTTGGGATAATAGTGCTGATGCGGGGGATCACGCCAAAAACTGTAAGAAGCACCACTAACATTGACTTTTTGAGGGTTGTCTGAAATACTTGTAACTCAAGCAACCCTATCCTACCTACCAAAAGAAAGGAACTATCCCATGACCGCCAAAAAAGCTTATACCCCTATCAATACTCCTGAAGCTGTCAACCCTGAAGCGGAAGGGCTGTCCACTCAAACCAAGCTCGCCGTTGATATTCTCATGTCAACTATGCCGAAGGCAACAAAAACACGTTGCATCAATACTCTCAAAGAAAAGCAAACCAACATGATAGAGGCCGGAGAGTTTGAAAAAGCGCAATTCCTCATCAAACTTAGCAAACATCTGAAGTCTTAACCCTATTAAGTTACACCCGCCGATAACCAAAGGAGGTCAACCGATGACCCAGATTCGAGATTCTACCTACTAAACCCCCCACACTCGTACGGACACTGATACAGAGACAACTGTACAAATCACGGAACATAAGGCCAAGGACGGCACCTACCAACTCTAAACAACCAAACCAATAAACCCTATTATACCCATCAGTCTTTAAAGGTGGTTACAATGTGCCGGTTACTCAACATTCCAGTTAACACCATCCCTCCCATTAAGATCTCACTTTTCAGAGGAACTATCTATAACTTCCCAATTATCTATCAATATAACTGCATGTGCGATACCTTGTATCTGGAGTCCCACATACACCCAGCGCCCCATTATCTACTCCCATGCCCCAAGTGCAAAGCCCATTTTCGCTTAGTCACTACCAACTACTCTAAAAAATAAGCACTCTTAAAATCCTTAATTAGCTTATTTAAGCGCCTATCTTATTTAAGCTAACCTCTTATTTCCTTATTTAAGCCCTCAGTATTTTCCTATTTCCTTATTTAAGCCCTCAGTATTTCCTATTCCCTTATTTAAGCTCCTCCCACCTCTTATTTCCTCTTAATTACCCTTATTTCCTCCTCTCTGTCCCAGCTCCAAGCCCTACTGTGACCCACCTCTTTCCCCTATACATCTCAAACACTTAACCCCTGTCCCAGCTCGCCTGTCCCAGCTTGTCCCACCTCCCCATTCTAGCACCCCTATACCTCTCTCTACCCCTTGTCCTACCCCTCTATACCACTAATGCACTAATATCTATATTTATAGATAGTGTAACCCAACTGGGACAACCCGCAACAGCCCAGTGTTTATGGTATCTACAGCTGTCCCTACCTACTGTCCCAACCTTGGCCCACCTAGTCCCAAGCCCTTAGCCCCTTGCACTTCTCCCTTTTATGCTATAATCTACATCTCAGGGGCGCTGAGCCTTGTTGGTTTCCTCCCGGTTCGATTACCTCTCCGGCAGATTGGGACCAAGTAGGCCAAGCGCTCAGCGCCCCGCTCCAAGATCCAAGCTAAATCTCCTGCCTACAGTGAGAAACTATGAATGACACACCCCACACCATATTGGAATACGCCCAGTACCTCACCACATTAAACCTGCGCCTCTTTCCAATCATCACCAATGGCAACCTACCGGCTATTAAGAAATACCCGCAGCTGGCCTCTCAAGACCTCACAGCCCACCTTAAGTATTGGAATAAGCGCACCCCGTATAACATTGGTGTCGCCGCTGGCCTTAACCCGCTAACCGGCAGATCTCTGGTAATTCTCGACTTTGACTCACCAGAACACAAGAACAGCCCTGGCCTAGAAACTTTCAAAACTATTAAAGAATACCTCCCCCCTACATTCACTGTCCAATCCTGCAATAATGGCCTCCACCTGTACTACTGGACAGATGAAGAGACTATCGAACGACTTGATATAAGAACCCGCACAAGTGTCAAACACGATGGTATCCCCCTCACTGGATTACCAGGGGTAGATATAAGAGCCAACGGCGGGTACGTTGTAGGCCCAGGCTCATGGAGACAGCAAAAAACGTACAGGATACTAAAGAGTCTGCCTATTGCAGATCTTCCATTACACCTGTTCGAAACAATAAAGAGGCGAAAAGATGAAAGTACCGGCAGATCCCCCGAACGAGGAAATACTGGAACGGCAGTGGCCAACGTTACGCAGTCGCTTATTACAGACACCACCCCCTCTAAATACTCCGAGTTCCCAGACCAAATACCCGCAGGAGGACGGGACGATACAGTATTTAGATATGCCTGTTCTTGGCGAGAGCGTGGGTACGCCCTTGAACACTGTAAGATTCTTATGCGGGAGCTTCATTCTCGTCTTGAGCCTGTTGCTAGTGACCCTATTAGTCTGGAGGACTGTACCGCAAAGTTGGAGAGAGCATTTAGAGAGTACAAACCCGGAGGCAACCCAGACGATAACTGGACACAGCTTGTCCAGCCTGCCACAAGAGCAGTCGTCCAAGTGCCTAGTCACGAAGTGGACTCGATGCAAAAAGCCCTCTCCCGGTTCGTCTTTATAGAGTCCCGCAACCGAGTAGCTGACCTAAATAAACATCCGAACTATGCCGTCCTTACCTTGGATGAGTTTAAGAACAGCTACAAGAATGTATGGGTAAACAAAAAACAACTGCCTACTGTGTGGCTAGTGCATAAAGGCAGACAAACGGTGAGGGACACTATCTATTGGCCTAGTGCGGAGCGCATAACCCAACACAAGAAAGAATCGTTCTTCAACACTTATACCGGATCTGATCTGCTAGTACCCAAAGAGGTTTCCCATGATAAAATTGCCGTTTTCCTTAACCACATTAAATATCTTTTTCCAGACGAAGAACCGAGAAATAGGCTATTGGATTGGTTCGCCACTACTGTACAGAAGCCTGATAAACGTATCCCGTGGTCGCCTCTCCTTGTATCTACTCCCGGTGTCGGTAAAGGATGGCTCTACAAAGCACTTCGAAAAATACTTGGTTCTCACAACTGCTCTCTCATCACGCTGACTGATCTAGAAAAGAGCAGTCAGTACAATGAGTATTTATCAGGAACAACCCTAGTTTGTTTAGACGACATTAAAAAGGCTATGAATGCGGACATAGCACAACTCCTCTCCTCCCAGATGACCGAATCCTATCTTAACATTAACCACAAGTACGGCGGCAAGGGTATGGAGTACGTCTTCTCGAACTTTATAGCGTTCTCCAACTACTTCGATGCGGTTAACATAGAAGACAACGACCGGCGCTTCTGGGTTTACCAGATCGAAGCCGCCCAGCGCGAAGCCCAGTATTATACAGATCTTTTCGAATGGTTGGAAACAGATGGCCCCGCCCACTTAGAGCTTTACATGAGGCAACGGGATATCTCCCAATTTAAGTACGCCGAACCCCCACCTATGACGAAAGCCAAGAAAGCTATGGTTGACGCCTCGATGAGTAATATTGAACAGCTTATATCTGACTCCATAGATGACCATGTAGGCCCATTCCAGGGAGATATTGTAGATTCTCAGGTTGTTGAAAGTTTCGTCAAACAGCAGCTTGATATAGATAGACTCAGTAGGGCAGACGCCTACCAAGTTCGGAGAGTGTATACAAAATTTACAAACTCTTTGGCCCAAGACCGTTATCGTGTTAACCTATCAGAGACCAATACAAACAAGCGTTATCGCCTGCGCAGTGTGCGTAACACAGACACATGGCTACAGGCCAATCCCAGCGCCATAGCTGAGGAGTTCAAGAGAGTATGGCTGTTCAGTATGGGACGCCAAGCGCCAAGCGTTCAGGAGGTTAGAGGTGAGGATAACACTTAATAAAAGAACTCAGTGTCGATGCAGTAAATGCAGAGCGCGGAGAATTTTGAGCAAACATCCTGACTGTTATTTAAGACTTCCTAAATGCCATATGATAGGATGCGAAGGATTGATGAGACCTGACAAATATAGGATCAGAAAAGGTCCTTTTGATAAAGCAGAAGTTTGTCATAATCCTTTTTGCGGGATTTACTTTCCCCATAGAGTAGACACTAAAGGATGTTTTGAGCGAGTAGCTAAAGAGGTGAGAGAGAGAGGATAATGTGGGCCAATGACTTTTTCGTAGCAGAACACAAAACCCATGAGGAAAAGAAAATGATTAAATCAGAAGTTAGAAGATCCCCAACTGAAGCTCTGCACTCGTACCCTTGTCTGCTGGAGTTCGATAAATACATAGTTTTCTTTGACAAGGTGGGCCAGGGCATGGTTGTACATGTAAAAATGGATAAATAGGTAATCGCTGTATGTACTACACAGTTGGAACCTATCTAACCAGTTGGGATTGCAATAAAGCAAAACCATTTAAAGGAGAGGTCGTACTAACTAGCGACTGAGGAGAAAAGAAAATGATGAACCCTGAAGAGCTTGAAAGTATGGCTACAGATTCCGCAGTAAAGATCGAGTTGCTTGAAGAGCTTGTAAGCTATTTGATAGACGATATGACTTTTATGGTCCCGAACGAGGTACTTAAAACCCGCTGGAGTAATTATCTATTAGAGAAAGAAAGGGAGGGGCTTTGATGCCATTAACAGTGTGGAGTAAATCCCCTGTCGATAAGCCGGATGAGTACAAAAGAATAGTATTTGTCCCGGCAATAAGTAGACCACCTAATCTTGGGTACGCAGTGTTTTCAGGGAAGAACCAGGGGTTTAAAGACTTGCAAGGTAGGGTCGTATTTGACGCTGCTTCAATAATTTGGTGGGCTTATAGCGAGGTTTCGAATGAATCTAGTTAAGCATCTCAAACGGCAGAAGAAATGGTCTAGCAACACCTTCGGACCAGGGGAGCGCACGGAAGGAATCATGGATCATATCCTTAAAGAGATGATCGAGCTTAGGGAGAACCCAGAGGGGATAGAGGAGTGGATAGACATCGTTATCCTTGCCTTAGACGGTGCTTGGCGCGTAGGGCATAGCCCAGACGCTATAGCGCGCCAAATCGCTCTCAAGCAGCATATCAACGAACACAGGGAGTGGCCGGACATAGCAGACACGGAGCATCACAAAGCCATTGAACATATCAGAAAGAAATAGTATAGTTAACTTACTAGCTTTAATAAGGTGAACCCAGATGACCCCAAAGAAATTACAAGCGCAGCTCAAGAGTATGGAGAACCCACTAGATCCAGTAGGGACCCAGAACCGCCAAGCAACATGGCTTCTGTACCATCAGAAGCGGGAGGCATTCATAGGGGCTCTGTACCGCCAGGAGATGAGTAAAGCGGACAGGATGAGAGAGATCACAAACTTCGACAGTAAGTACAGGAGGCTTTGGTGATGGGGTGGGGAATTGATCCGGCCTATGGTGCTGCCCAGGACGAGGAGCTAATAGATAAGTTCTTTGACAAAGCGTTCAGTATCCAATATGTAGAAGATGGTGTTGTTATGTGGGACGCCCATGATGATGTAGATTGGGGTGACGATCCTTGGGAGGAAGAGGAGAAACTGGTAGAGGTTTATCTAGCTGACAACAATCAGTGGTTCATAAGAGAGGAGGAAGAGATGGGCGCACTAGATATTAACGTGGGTGATATAGTTGTCCTGCGAAAAATCATCAAACCTTTTGGTCTCTTCAACCATTTTAACCCTGGTATTGTAGTTGATAAATTCAAAGATCCTAAAGACGGTGCCATTGTATTTAAAGTAGATCTTATCTACTACAAAGGAATGGTAGCTAGTGATGGGAGGGGTATAGGACCTGCTCAACAACCTTCTTTGACAGGGTACGAGTTCGAAGAGGAGGAAAAGGACCTTCACAAAGTCCCGATAGTTGAAGTGGCCAACAGAAAAAAGATCGGGGATACTTTTGCTGATCGAGTCGGCTTCTCTAAGTATTGCCGGGAGGCTGTCAGTGAGTATCTATTAAACGAAAAACTTCAAGGTAAGCTCACAGCTGAGGTCTTCAATACCAGAGAGTATGACGGCGAGAAAGCTATGGACATAACCAAGAAAATGTTAGGAGGGTAGATAAAATGAACCACGGAGAGAAAAAAGCCGCGAAAGAAAAAATCGCGTGTATTATTCACGGTGTTGAGTATGTTATCAGCTCGCATAACGAAGCCTTGAGAGTAGCGGATAAGAACAAGAAAGAGGACGTTCTTGTTCTGGAGTCAACTATTGACTATCTCACAGCCTACAAGAAACTCCTTTTTGTCCGCTATGGCAACGTAGGGAACAAGAAACTCCTTTTTGTCCGCTATGGCAACGTAGGGAAAGAGTGATGAACCTTATCGATAGATGGGCTGTTGCTCTTATCTTCGAATATGAGGAACCAGATCTGCTACCCACGGGAGGATCATGGGATTACACTGAGACAGGGCCTTTGATCGGTCGCCTTATGGAGAGGTTTAAAGTATCCCTTATGGCCCCGCGCTTAGACGCTCCTCACTCGCTCAAAAAACTCTGGGTAGCTAAGGTAGAGGTGATTCCAGGCCAATCGGTAAAAGCATCCGACAACGACCTTAAGACTGCGATAGTTAAAGTTTTGGTCTTAGCGCATAGAGGGGTAGAACTGTGAACCTTTGTAAATGCGGAAATTTTAGTTACCGGCACCTAGTGATAGGCCCCAAGAGCGGAGCATGGTGCATGGAGGTCCACGAGTGCTATTTCTGCCACAGGGTAAGGGAGAGGGATAAGACACACCTTACCAAGGAGCAAAAGGCGTTCATTACTAAGTGGAACAAAAAGGGCCTACCTAAGTAAGCCCGAAATCCACTCAGTTTACCTGACTCTCACGAAAAGGACTTGAGAGGATCATTAAATTATAGGAGAAAACCCATGGCAGATCCAGTATTGAAAGGCGCTAAGGCGTCCAAAAATAATCGCAAGCACGGTCGAAGTGCGCTCTCCCCATCAATGTGTCGGTATCGCGCTGAGGAGCGTTGGACGAAGAACAAGCACCGGAGAGTGACGACCCACCTCCACAATCATCCGAACGATTCCCAAGCTAAAAGGTGGTTAGGACTATGAAGCCAGTATATCTTATATTACTCACTTTATTATCGTTTATCTTTGGGTACGTCATTACTGATGCTGTACTTGCAGACGAGCCAGCGCCGATAGAGAAGTATCCCTATGTTGATCAGCGTATCTCTCAGTACTGCATGGACTTTGTAAACCAGCAAACTCTAAGCACCATGTATAAGTACGATGAGATAATCAAAAGTCAGTGCGCAGCCGGTATGCTCATCGAATTTAAGAACAAGGATGGGAGCGTATCTTACCTAGAGTGCAAAGAACTAGAGGGGCTTTAAAAATGAGTGCCAATAGGTTTGTAGCCACCAGGGAGCAAAGTGAGATCTTGAGGGAGATGCAAAAAGGAGGTGCTTTGATTGTTGATACAACAAGAGGGGATGGGAAGGGAGTTTTAAAAAAGCTCAACGGGAGGTTCAAGAATGTTCGCAAGGTAACTCTTGACTTACTTCTTAAAAAAGGTGCTATCAAACCCTCAATTATCTATCTCGGTATTCAGTCCTATTCGCTAACTAAGCTCTGGGAGCTTAACATCTATAAGATAACTCGGAGGTGATCCATGAACCTTGATCTATTAACCATATTCGCACTTGTTTATGCTGTCCTAGTATTTGTAGGGCTGTCTACATACTCAACAGTTGTTTTGATAAGAACTGGGAGTATAAACCAAGCGGCCCAAAGTTGTTTGAGGCTTGGAGTGCTATACCTCGCATTGGGAGCGCTGTTTCTTCCAATTCTCACCTTAGTTTTACAGCGTTGGAGTTAGTAATGGTGACTGATTATGTCGGACTTATACAAGACCTCTCGAACGAGGGCCATCCCTAAATGGGTAGGGAAGATAGACCGATTAAAACTAATGAAGTTATATCAACAAAGGGGGGTTCTTAATAAGTTAACTAAGGAGTGTTGGAGCGGAGACCATATGGTGCCTCTTAACTCCCCCCTAGTTTGTGGTTTACATTGGTGGGCTAACATCCAGTTAATGCCTATAGAGGAGAATAATGTCAAGGCGAATTTCTCCTGGCCTGATATGCCTGAGTATACAGAGCAGGATCTGTTGGAGCTGTACCACCTCAACAAGAAGTATTGTCGCCGCAATATGAAATACAAATTCGAATTCATGAGGTACTTGAAATGAGTGATTCTTCGATACGGGATATAGTCCAAAACTGCAAGATAGCGAAGGGGGATTTCTTTACTGTAGTCCAGTGGCTCCACAGCAACGATAACTCATATAAAGGGGATTGTTTTGAGGTGCGAGTTGTTGACCTACCCTACATCAGAGCTTTTCGGCACACTGGGTGGGGAGCTGAAGGCTCAATTACTCTTAATTTGGATCAGGTAGAGATAATGCCTCTGTCAGATGAGTTTGTAGCTGACGTAATGGGTAACAAAAAGAAATGAACTTCACAACCCCAAGTGTAAATTCGAATTTATGAGGTACTTGAGATGAAACTTGACTTTGAAGATATAGATAGTTGGCATACGAGAGCAAAGGTGTTTGGTGGGTGGCTGGTTAAGGTAAATGAACCTGTCTTCCATCTGCCTAATGGAGTCTCCGATGGTGGAGACGGGTGGGATTGGCGAGTAGTTATGGCTTTTGTCCCAGATCCTAAACATGAGTGGAGCATAGAGGGTTGATCTTCACCGGCCTAGACCTAGAAACCAAGTCCCAAGTAGAAGGGCATGATGAGTATGCCCTTCAGCCCTGGCGTATCAGAACCGGGGAGGTGAAGATAACGCATGTGGGTATGGCAAAACGGAGCGGTCAGAGCAAAGCATTCAACTTCGAAGAGCTGTCCACTCACCTACAGCAAGAGCAGGCCGGGACGTTCTATGCTACATGGAATGGCATATTTGATTTGGCCTGTCTCTCCGCCGCTGGGTTCCCCGTAGAGCGTTTTAAGTGGGTAGATGGTATGCTCCTATGGAAGTGGCTCGAAAACGGCCAGTACAAGGAGACTATCCCTGCTTGGAGCCTAGTTGATGGGGTACGAGAGCTGGTATTCGAAGATTGGGCCGCTGCGTTCATCAAGATGAAGGAGCAGGAGGACCATAAGGATGACCGATACTGGGAGCGTAGAGCCAAGATGGATGCTTTCGCAACTGTCTTTATAGTCGAACAGGTTTGGCCTATGCTCAACCCCCAGCAGCAGAAGAGCGCCCTTATAGAAGCCTCGTGCTTAGTGCCGGTCGCTAAGAGCTGGGTCAATGGTGTTAACATGCACGTTGATTTGGCTCAGTCGATGAAGCCGGAAATAACAAAAGGGATGGAGGAGGTAGAGGATAAACTAGAGCTTACCTGTAAAGACCCCAGCACAGGGCTTTGGAGACCTTCCCCCTTCCTGAGATCTCCCCAGAAGCTTTGCGATATTCTGTACAACCAGTGGGGGCTACCTGTTAACGATGACCATAGAACTCCCCCCTCTAAAAAATTTCCTGAAGGGCAACCTTCCAGCGGGAAAGCAGCACTGACCTACTTAGCAGACTTAGATGACAGAGCAACGGAGATCTTAGCATGGCGGAAGCTGAACACGCAACTGACAAAATTTATCGAATCACCGTTAAAAGTAAGAGCTTACCTAGAATCTGGGGACACTCTACATCCGAGTCCGAAACTGTTCTCTACATACACGGGAAGGATGACCTATCAATCGAAAGTGTTGAGGAAATTCCCTGTCGGGATGGCCTTGCACCAATGGCCCCGCCCGAAGAATCTGAGAAAACTGATTAACCCGCCAGAGGGTTATGATCTTGTTGAGTTTGATGCAGCAGGGCAAGAGATGCGAATAATAGCTGATCTATCTCAGGACCCATCAATGCTAGATGTTTTTAATAGACCGCCACCAGATGATGACATACACTCATTTACAGGAGCTGGGATAGCTGGGATATCTTTTGACAATTTCCTTAAGCTCTACAGGGAAGGGAACCAAAGAGTAGCGGGACCTACAGGCTTTCGGTATCAAGGCAAGTTCACAAATCTAAGTAAGCTCTATAGGATAGGGATTAAAACACTGAGGATAAAAAGTAGGGTAGATTATGGAATGGACTTAACTTTCTTAGAGACCAAATCCCTCTCCAATACCTTCGATAGATCCTACAAAGAGATTAAAAAGTTTTGGAGCAATTCCATCAAGCTTGGCCAGGAGCAGGGGTATGTAGAGACTCTAGGTGGTAGACGGTTCAAGTTAGTTTATTGGAGTGGGGATAGAAGATGGGGAACAGAGCAGAGCGCGATAAATACAAGGGTTCAAGGCACTGGTGGGGATATGAAGGAGTTAGCACTGGCGATACTAACCAAGAAGTATCCAGAACTAATCTTTGGTTTCGATCTGCACGATGCTTTGTTTGACTATGTTCCATCAGACTTGCAAGGTAAGAAAGAACTACTTCAGGAAGCACGACACACTTTAAACAATTTACCTTATGAACAAGCTTGGGGCTGGGTGCCTAGTATCCCAATACCTTGGGATGGCTCAACCGGCCCTAACTGGGGAGAGATGGTGGGGATATGAACCTATTATTCTGCGAGAAACACAAAAAGAAACTTGAACCAACAAGCCAAAACGGTAAGACTGTTTATGTGTGTAGAGGCTGCGAGACCGAAGAGTTTGCAATTAACTTCTACAGAAAAATGAAAGCAGCTGAACTTGCAAAAGCAGTTAAGATAGCCAGATGGACTCATTTATGGAGGGTGTTTAACAATGGATTCAATACCTAGATGCCAAGTGCATAGATGCAAGAAAGAGCCGATTGTTAAAGGGAGGGAACAAGTCGAGTATATCTGTACTTACTGTAGAAGGGAGGAGTTAGACTATAAAAAGCGGTTTGACTATACAGCACCATCCAGTTATATAGAATGGTGTTGTGCGAAGCAAAGGTTGTTAGGAGAGAAAGCCGATGGCTAGGCGACCTACTTGGGATGAAGTAATGGAACGAGTTGTTAGGCGTGAGTTTCTTTGTAAGCACCTACCTCTCTGCCCGGAATGCAGTACACCTCAAGTGCAACTAATAACCTACATGGAAGAAATCCCGGCTAGATGGAAGTGCAGGCACTGCAAACATAAGTTTTATTTTGAACCGGAGAAAGCTGATGGAAACTGATATCAAAGCTTTGGAGGAAGTTCTTTTTGAAAACGCAGACCTACCAAAACAAGACAGGCTAACTGTACCTGAGATAGCATCTCTGTTTGGGTGCTGCGTATCCCGCGTTGCGAAAACAAAGCAGCAACTTAGACTAACAATGGTAGAAGATCCGAGTTTAAAACTTGACGCCGGAAAGATTGTTAGGTATGCACTAGATAACCCAGAAATAAAATTGGTAGATATAGGCAAGGTGTTCAACTGCTCTACTTCATATATAAGTATGGCTATGAGTGAGGTGGGTTGTGCTAGAAAGGGGAAGTATAAGATCGGCAAAGTATCTCCTGTAACTAGGGAACAAGCTGCAAAATGGTTAGCAAGAAAGTGGGTGTGATATGAACAGAATAGCGTGGTCGTGGAGTAGGCTTAGCGATGCTGAAGGTTGTAGGCTGCGAGGCTACTGGAAATTTTACGCTCCGAAACAAGCTCGCTGCCCGTATATAGAAAACGAGGCTATGAGGGAGGGTAAGCGAAAGCACAAGATATTAGAGAACGCTGTTCTAGCACCAACTCCATTTGTGGTTAGCGACTACCAAGACATTCCTCACATGAAGCCTATAGTAGATGCTATAAGAGGCGGGAGAGATAAAGGCTGGGAGGTAAGGACAGAGCTGCAAATTGCCCTTACATACGATCTCAAGCAGACAGGTTGGTTCGATAGTGATGCTTGGGTGCGGTGTGTTATTGACGTTATGGGAGTCAAGACCCCTCAGGGTTGGGCGATAGATTGGAAGTCTGGGAAGGTCTATCCTAAGAGTGACCAGTTAAAACTAACAGCTGGTATTCTTTTTGCACTTCACCCGGAGCTAGAGACAGCGAGTACATCTTATGTGTGGATGGATCAAAACGACAAAACTCCTAAGACTTATTCGAGGAAAGGGTATGACGACATCTGGGACGACTTCAGAGAACGAGCAGAGCTTATCCAAATCTGCCAAGACTCAGGAGAGTGGCCCCCTAGTCCCAGCGCCTTTAATTGTAAGTGGTGTCCCTGTACAGCCGCCCAGTGCCGCGACCGTTATCATCCGTGATCAAGGACAGGTCATAGAAGATCAGCGTAGAACCATAATTGAGATAAATGACTACAACATATTACTGACTTCCAGAATAGAAGAGCTTGAGTTTCAGTTGAGATATCTAAAAGCAACGGGGGAAGAAGCCCCCCTAGGCTCGATACACTGATGAGATTAGATAAGTTAGATATATTACTATGGTCAGCAATACTATGGTTTAAGTTTAAATACAGACCTGATACTCGTATAGATGTTTGGTTAAAAGCCCGTGAATACGCTGTCAAAACTAGAACAGTTCTTGAAGATTATTATGTAAATAGGATACTAATCGCATGACCCCTGAAGGTAGAGTTAAAGAAAGAATTAAGAAGTGGTTTAAAACATGGTTCGCAAAAGCTTTTATTTACATGCCGGTTATGACGAGGTTTGGCAAGAGAGGAGCGCCTGATTTTATTGTCTGCCTACCTATCGTAGTAACTCAAGATATGGTTGGGGAGGAGATAGGGCTGTTTGTTGGTATCGAAGCTAAGACAGAGAAAGGGAGAATGTCAGACAGTCAGAGAGAAAAGAAAAAGGACATCTTAAAAGCAGAGGGAGTTTACTTCACAGTCTACGGGCTTAAAGATGTAGAACCTAAACTTGATCAACTGAGGGCTTTGTTATGAGTCTCATACGTTTAACAGAAGTTTATTTTAACGAGAAAAATAAGGAGTGCTGCAACGGAATCTTGGTAAACCCAGAACGGATTATGAGAATAGAGCCCAGTTCGAGTGGGGACAAGTCTAAAGCTGAGTCTGTTATATACTTCCAACTAGAGGATTATATCTTTGTAATCGAATCTCTTGCCCAGTTGGAACGACTAGTGGCTGAGTCGTTGTACCCAGACGGCCCACAGTTTAGTGAGAATGTCAGAAGGCAGCGCGAAGCTATGAACGGAGTTCCTTAATGTTCGTAGTCCCTGAAAGAAACGCTGTCGTTGTCGAGAACGAGCGTCTTGGTATCACAGGGCATGGTCAGTACACAGTGCTGCCTTATGATATGAGGACGTTTCAGTACTTAGCGTCCAAAGCAATAAACATAGAAGGCCCGATAAGGTCCAACTATAACTTCCCCTCTCGTTTTGAAACTCCGTTTGCGCACCAAATTATAACATCTGACTTCCTCTCCCAGAGAGACAGGGCGTTCTGTCTCAATGAGATAGGGACATGCAAAACTCTGTCAGCTCTATGGGCTGCTGACTATCTAATGAAGATAGGCCAAGTGGATAAGGTCCTTATCTCCTCCACTCTATCCACTCTTATGTCGGTATGGGGCAAAGAGATCTTTAAGTCGTTCCCAAATAGAAAGTACCAAATCCTAACTGGGTCCAGGCAAGCGAGGTTTAAGAAGCTCGATCAGGACGCTGACTTTTATATCATCAACCATGACGGTATAAAAACCATGATCGATTGGGACAGATCAACAGAGACCTATTACATCAAAGACAACGTGTTTAGGCAGAGGGATGATATTAGTTTGGTGATTGTCGATGAGTCTAGCCAGTTCAGAAAGCAAGGGAGTGACCGATACAAGGGGCTGTTCAACACGGTCAAGGACAAGAAGACTTGGCTAATGTCTGGTGGACCTATGCCGAATAAACCAACAGATATATGGGCGCAAGCGCAGCTCATAAAGTGTAAGGCTATACCCTCTAAGTTTACTCGGTTTAGAGACAAGGTGATGCACGAGTTCACAGATCATGTGTGGTTGCCTAAGCCAGGGTGGGAGAACTACATATACTCCTTGCTCAAGAACGACTGCATAAGGTTCAAAAGAGATGAGTGCCTAGACCTCCCCCCCAGGATAACAGAGACCAGAGAAGTTCCTATGACCAAGGAACAAAAGACTGCCTATGATGATATGGTCAAACGGCTAGTTGTTGAGGTTGAGGATGGGACAGTCACAGCAGCGAATGAAGGTGTCAAAATAAGTAAGCTCTTGCAAATAGCGGCTGGGATAATACTTAACACAGAGGAAGGCACAGCGCATAGATTCGCAGTAAAGCCTAAGATGGACGCCTTGAAGGATGTTCTCGATGAATCAGGGAGAAAGCTAGTATTGTTCACCCCTTTCGTTGAGTGCCGAAACATGATCTTTGAGGAGTTAAGCAAGAGCTGTAAGATAGCAGCTATTAAAAGCGGGATGTCCACCTATAAGAAAGCTGAGATCTTCCATGATTTTCAAGAGGGAGATTTAGAAGTTATTATATCACACCCTAAATCGATAGCTCATGGTAATGATTTAACAGCCTCACACACAGTTTGTTGGTGGGGACCTCCCCATAACCAAGACTATGAAGATTATGATCAAGCCAGTTTAAGGATTACCAGAGCAGGTCAGACCCACAAGCAAACAGTTCTCCACCTTACTTGCTCACCGATTGAGAGAATAGTGTACCGGAAGCTTAAAAATAAGGAGATTATGCAGGGAAGTCTGATGGAATTATTGACAAGTAGGGTGTAGTTGAGTACACTAAATAAGCTATGTTAAATAAGGAAGAACCCCATGCCTACCGAACCCAGCTCAACCCCTGTACGCTCTAAAGCACCTACCCCAAAGCTTATTTCTTCCTACCGTAAAATACGAGATCAGGTAAAAGTTGCGAACGAAGACTTTAAAGCCTTTAAAAATAAGGCTGAGGCAGCTATGGAGCTTATCGGCCTGGAACTAGCTGCTCGTCTAGAAGAGCAGGGCCTTGAAAATTTTAAGTGTAAAGGAATAGGGACCGCGTTTTACTCCCTTAAAGAGTTTGTCTCAGTTACTGAGTGGGACGACACGATGAGGTTTGTTATGGAGGACGTAATCTCCAAAGCTAAATTAGACAAGGACGGGCACATTACAAACCTTGATAGTTTGATGAACAACTCCAATATTAAGTACATCTCTAAAGGTATCTCAAAAGCGGATACTATTAAATACTTGGAGGATAACAAACGAGTCCTACCGGGAAGCAAGTACGATAGTGAAAAAGTAATTCAAGTGAGGAAATGAGCTATGAGTAACGAACTTACAACAGGGTTAGGTCAAGTCCCTGATTATCTGAAAGACTACCAATCTGATACAGGATCTGATCTTGTAACTCAGATGGAGTCGTATCCCCGTATCTCCATTAGGGGCAAACAGTTCCGGTTTAAGAAAGAAGGTGAGGAAAAGGCGCTAGATTTGGGAGTCAATATAGAAGTGGTTATCTTAGCCGCTGACCCTCCCGGCAAACTCTGCGCTAAGTCTTGGTTCGAAAAGGCTTATGACCCGGACAGTGATGACCCACCAGACTGCTCAAGCTCAAACGGCGTAGCGCCTGACAGCTGGGTAGTCGATCCTGCCTGTTCGAACTGCGCCCAGTGTCCTAATAACGCTTGGGGGACAGCGACCGATCAGCAGGGGAACCCTACTAAGGGCAAGGCGTGTAATGATGTTAAGCGCCTTATTGTGATCCTCCCTCAGGCGATAAACGGCGACCCCTGGATCTTCCAAGTGCCTCCATCAAGTCTCAAAGCTTTAAGCAAGTATGGCCGGGAACTTGAGAAGCATAACCTTGGCGTTGAAACTATCGCAACTCGGATCTTCTTTGTGGACTCCGAATTCCCACAGGTTGACTTCGCGCCGTCTGGTTATTTACAGCAAGAGCTGGGACAGGTAGCAATCGCCAGATCAAAGTCGGAAGACATCGCGTCTATGCTGCACCTCCCAGAGCCTGTGACCTACACCCCAACTCCTGCACAGGAAGAGCAGAAGGATGACTCCTTTGCTCAGCTGAAGCAGTATCAAGAGCAGCAGGGTCAACAGGAACAGGTAACTATGGACGATGCTATGAAGGCTGGCGATGGTGTTATAGCCAACAGTACGCCAGAGCTTAGCGAACTTGAAAAAGCGCTGGCAGAGGTCGAGCGGCTTAAAGGGCCTCAAGAGGATGTTATGCAGACTCAGCCTACTGAGACAACTCAACAAAGGGCTGACCCCTATGCTAAGGAACGTAGCGAAGGGTGGGACCCAGCCTACCATACTCTGAAGCCGACAAAGAATGCTGACGGTGTAACTTGGAGGAGAGGGCGCGGCAAGCCTGAACAGCCTGGACAGGGACAGACATCGCAGACTACTGAGGTTGTGCATCATGAGGCCGGGACCAAAGTTAACCCAGATGCTACGTCCTTATATGAGCAGACAGAGGAGGCCCCAGTAGGAGGACCGTTAGACGATATTCTAGGTGATTGGGGAGTGTGATTATGGATATCTCCACAACGCTCCAACTGTTCGATGAGATAGAGGCGCTTAGAGTGGAGTGTAAGCTAAGTATCGAAATGGCCGCTGTTCTCTTGAGGGTAAGCAGAAAAACTTACCTGAACTGGAAAGCCCATACCTTTGACCCAGCCTCTAGAAGGGAACCACTTATGAGGTTGGTCAAAGCTCACTTATTAGGTGCTTTGAAGGACGTTAGATTACCAGCCAAGTGCTTAGACGATAGGAGGCTTCTAGTTTCTCATATGGAGACAGCTTTGAATAGACAAATTTCACCCACTTAGCCATGTGGTACTCGTTGAAATAGTGGCTGTGGTTCCATGCTTTCTTGTCAGTGATTGATGTATCCTCTACATTAACAACCCTTGGGTCTGGTGGGCCTTGATAGCCTACCCGACCCATCTCTCCAAAGTCATGCAGCAGAAGTAACTTGGCCCACCATATCGCTTTATCGTATTTATTGTAGATGACGAAAAGTCTCTTACACCCTCCCTCTGGTATCTCAAAGTCAGCGTCCATAGCAGGAGCGAACCAGAAGACTGTACCGAACTTAGCGCCTCGCTTCATAGCCTCCAATGATCTCAGACATCCATAGGAGTGCGCTATAAGGTTGTCCCCCTGCTCCATACAGCCAAATATAATCGCAGCATCTCTGCGTTTCAGGTAGTCGAATCTTAGGAAGGGAACATCGAGAAGAGAGACTTTTGGGTGCTTAACATCCACCACCGAACATCCAAGGTTTCTCAGTCTGCCCAGGATTAGATCTGTACTGGTGGCCCCATCTGTTCTTATGCCGTTAACACCTAGAATCTTTCTCATGTACCTTTGTCTCCACTACTGCCAACCTTTCGACTATATCGACTTGGAAAACACTGAACTTATTGTCAATGTTTTTAAGTTCTCCTTTGACTTCGTTAATTTCGTCTTTGATCTTACTTAATTTACTGACAACCAAAAAACAAGTTATAGTTATCATCAATGCACACAGAGGGTAAAATCCATAGAGGATTAAGTTTTGAAGTTCGTTTGCTTCTGTCATTAAGGTCTCCCTATATTTGTTTTTGATTCTTTTAGAGGAGGTACAGAATCTGGGTCAAAGAAGTGAGCTTCGCTTCTCAGATTCTTTTGTTCAAGGTCTCCTTGTAAAAACTGAGTTATCTCAGAACTTAGTCGAGCAATTACAGATCCGGCAGTCGGGCTAGTAGCAGGAATTTTTGCGGCTGACACCAGCTTCCTTACAAGTTTTGGATTAGTGAATATTTTGGAGAGTTGTCTGGTGCCTATAACTATAGTTCCTAGAGTCAGGACAGCTCCCCCTAGACCGCCTTCAGCTCCAGAGCCTTCAGGTGCGGCAGAACCACCAGCAAGAGCCCCTGTACCGATAACAGCGGCCCCACCAACAGCAAGAGCTGCTCTTGTCATCTGTATACCGGCGATTGTCCTACCTCCTGTAGTCAGAGTATCCCCACCGGAGATACGAACAGCTTTTAGCAAATCTAATACAACATCTTGATGTTCTTTATCTGGGATGGCCGCTTCAAAAGTATCTCTGGCAGATCTATTATCCAATATCTTAAATAGATCGGAGTTACCTACAAGGTCTGTATCCATTGTCAGCCTGGATCTGAAGTACTGGCCTTGAAGCCGCCTCTTTATTGCGTCAGCATTTACGACCTCTACAGGAGTGCTGAACCCCAGCCCTTTGGAGGCTGTCTTCTCTCTTCTAGCAATTTGTATACTAGTTCCTTGAGCTTTATCAAGTGCTTTGTACACAGCTTGTATGCGCTCTGGGGGTGCGTCCGAAGCGAATATCCAATCTCCAATCTTACTTGGAGTAGTCTTGTTTCCAAAGATCTTTGCTATAAACTCATTGTTGAATGTTTCTTTGTTTTGCTTCCACTCTTTGTTTAACAGCCCTAAATGCCGTTTAGCTGTAGGTGTCCCAAACTGGGTTACAGCGCTATCCATAGCCTCTGTTACAAGTCCATCGGCTTTGTCGATAAGTCGTATTGCTTGATCTCTGTTGACAGCATCGAGAGGGACACTTCTCTTCAGTGCCAAGATGTCAGACCGAAGTTTATGGGCATCCGAAAAAGAAAGTCGAGGGTTATCTTTCAAACTTGATAGGTCGTCAATTACTCTCTTTCCTTCTTCTGTCTGAGCAATACGTTTAGTGACTGAGTTGTTTAACTCTCCATTGGCAAACTCAACTGCTTTGGTTGTATCAACAGGAGGTACAAGTTCTGATAAAGTCTTTGTTCCCCCAGCAAACTTATCTTCGACTGATCTCTGTACAAGACCGTGTGGGACAAGATCATCAAGCTTTGTATAGTGTCTTCCAAGTATACTACTTAGCAAAGTACTCCCACCTTTCAAAGCATCTATCGCTAGAATACCTACTCTGTTAGGAGCCAACTGGGAAAGCTCTTGCCCTGCTATGTGAGTTATCTCCTGATCTATCAAATTTCTAAATGCAGTCTCGTTTGCGATGTCCAAGGTGTCGAATAACTTAGATGTTGCCGGAGTAGATCGAAGAGAGTCGTCCACAAACTTTAGCAATGCACTGTCAGTAGCTCGACCTAGAGACAACCCATCTCCTGATCTATCGAGCAGATCCATAGCTAGTTTCTGATTATCTGTAGACATTAAAAATTTTGTTTTGAGGGTATCCTTGGCTAGATCAAACCCTCTTACAAGGCCCTGCCCTGTAGCTTCAAAAAACAACTCCTCCCCGCCTCTTGATAGAGCAGTGGCTGTTAGATTCCCGAAATCGATATCTCCCAGGTCCTGACCTTCAAATACAGCCCCGCCAAAGTCGAAGCCGAATGTTGCCAAGGTGCCGCCAATCCCAGCACCTGCAATCCCCGCCAAGGCTCTCATGTTAGGAGGTAGAGGTAAGTTGACTCCTATAACAGCGCCTGTTTGCGACCCCGCTATTATAGTTGCCTCCCGGCCCATTGTTTCTAACTGCTCCCCAGTAAGCTTTAGGTTCTCGTCAGGGGAGCCTATCCTAGACTGAAATCCTTTCCTACCTTGAAATGCAAAGTTGGACTTAGTAACCTTGGTTGATAGCTCAAGTTTTCTCTCAGCTTCTCTAACAGCTGCAATTGCTTGTAGTCTTTTAACTTCTTCGATAGACGCCATTATTCAATACCTATACCTATACTTTTGAGATACTCGATTGTTAGCTCTATCTCTTCTTGAGTTGCATCGTCAGATATGGGCTTAGATGGGTCGAACCCAGACCTTACATTTTCACTTGCAGATATCCCTCTCACTCTAGGAGGGCTTGGGACATTACTTTGTTGAATCCCTTCGGGAAAGATATTGCTCTTAGGAAGTAACGCACCTTCTCTTCCTTGGTAGACTCTCACAGAGTCATTAGAGCTTCCAGCATAAAGTAAAGCTTTGTGCTTCTCAAGACCAATCCTTGCTAGTCTCAAACCCTCAATTAGTTCTGCCTCTGTTTTAAGACTGCTACCAGTACCAAACTCTTTTTTGAATCTCTCAAATTCAGGTGTGGTTACAGCTGCACCTGATCGGTCTTTAAGTACAATGTTTGCCAATGCTTGAACTTGCTGCCTTAAAATTTTGCCTTCAGCAGATAAAAATATTGGGTTTAACCCACCAACAATTAGACCGAATCCAGGGATGTCAGCTGACCCTACATTTAGTTTACCGTCTTTACTCACCCCTAGAAGTTTCTTCATAGAGTCTTCAATTACGTCCAATGCTCCATGAGAGTCCGTGACTTTTGCTTTCTCAATTCCTTTTGCTAGTTCGTTAGATCCTTTAGATGCGTTCTCAACTATTCTAAATGCAGATGGGTCTCCCGGTGCTATATCTAAAAGAACTGCGTTCTTAACTTGAGAAGGGCGTAAGCCGGGATAAAGAACTTTTTCCCTAACACCTTCATCAAGTTGACCTGCTGGGTTATCTTCAAACTGAGTTGTCTGGTTCTCCAACTGAGATATTTTGAACACTACTTGCTCCATAACATCAACAGGTCTACCCTCTGAGTCAATTGACTTTCCTTGTGTCTGTCTTATAAACTCAGTGCGTCCATTAAGCTCCCCATCAGAGAGATTTATTCCCAGCGCTCCTAATCTCCTACGAAGATCGTTTTTGATGATCCCCCTACTAATTTGAGCATCGGTAGGTTTAGAAGGTTTAGGAGGAGTTGCAAAGCTTTTCTCCATTTTCTTTAGACGTTGTGACTCTCTAAACTTTTGCTCGCTCTCATCAGAAATAAGTCCCTGCTTTGTCAAAACTTCTGGGTGCCGTCTGAGTACTTCAATAGCAGGTCCGGTAGGCTTATTACCTTCAATTAGAATATCGGGAATGATAGACATTAGTTCGCTGACCGTCATTTCCTTCCCGCCAGGGCTGTTTCTACTTTGAATTATCTTTAGTTTGTCAGCAGGTATATTAGCTTCTGGGTCTAGTGCTATCCTCCTTGCCTGCTCATTAAGAGTTGGGAGATGCACTCTATCTGCCTCGCCCCTCAGAAGAGATTGTCCTTGAGTTGTGACCAGACCTTTAGCTATACCTTCAGGAGTCCCGAAGGCTTGTTCTAATTGCTGTGCAAAAGCACTATTAGGATCGACTCCGAAATTTTCAAGTACCTCCCCAACAGACTCGTCATCTATCCCAATATCTAAAAGGAATGCAAGCTCTGGACTTTTCGCTTGGATCTCAGGGAGTACAGTTTTTTTGAACTCCTCTCTTCTTTCTGGAGAGATGTTCTTAGAGAACTTTAGAAAAGTTTGAGCGAGGTCGAGATTACCTTGAAAAATCCTCTGTCTGATAAGCTCGTCTTGCTGCTCGATCTGTCTTACTTTAAGCGCCTGCTCTCTTCTACCAGCAAAAGGATCAGCCGGGAGAGGTCTGCCCTCAAATCCTGCTACTGTAGATGATATGACATTGCCGATTCCAATCAACTTGTCTGAGAGAGGTAGGTTTGAGAACCCTTGTGCGAGATCTCTTACTGACCGTATAGGAGTGCGAGCCGCTGGAACTGCGCTTGTAGGTGTCTCAGATCTTAAACTCAAAACTGTCTGATCAGACCTTAAATTCAGATCTGACTCGTCATGAACCTCGCCAGGGCGCAACGGTCTATGGGGCATTTAAAACGCTCCTATCAAAGTTCCAGCTCCTGTAAGAAGCCCTCCTACACCACCAAGGAAGCTTCCACCTCCCCCGGTCTGGGTAGTTGTAGACCCTCTATTAGCTGATAGCGCTGCTAAAGTGCCTGCTCCTGAGAATGGTATGGATGATAGTCCAAGACCTCCTCCACCTACTTGAGCTGTCTGAGAGAGCCGGTTTTGAAACGCTTGCTGTCTCAACTGATTCTGAAATTGAATTGCAGCCTGACTTATATTCTGCTGCGCCCCTACTCTAGCCGATTGGAATTGTCCAGCTGCTAGAGGAAAGTTCAACTCTGCTTGGGCCTGAATTCCTCGTAAGGATCGTACTAACTGTCCTTGCTGTAACGCCCCCTCTTCAGCTACTCTCGCTCCTCTGTCAAGTATAGGCGTATCTGTTGGACGTAGCCCTAAGCTAGGTGCTAACTCTTCTCTCAGGAGTTCCAAGCCTCTTCCAGTGAACCTCTCTATGTCAGCTTCACCGGATGCAATAGCAAGTTCTGTAGTCTCTCCAATCAAAGCACGTTGTTCAGGAGTCGCAGCTGTGCCTTGCCTTATAGCTGCAAGCTCAAGATCAAGCAACTCTCTCTGAATAGGATCAAATTCAGCGGCTCTAGCAGCGGCCTCCTCTCCAAACTGGACTTGTTGCTCAATAAGAGGCCCTAAAGCTTCAAACTGCTGCTGCTGAAAAGTTGATTGCTGTTCAATAGCTGACAGCTGCGCCCTCGCAACGTCAAGAGATGCTTGCTGAAGTTCAATCTCTTGCGGGGTGGGTTCAGCAGGTTGAACTACTGTTGTCGATCCTCCTCCTCCTGACATATCAGATCCTCCAAATCATTAATTTACCTGTGAGTGCTGTAACAGCGCCTCGTGTCTCCAAAAACTCCTGGAAGGACTTATTCTCTAAGTCTACCAGCCCCCCGACTAACTGTGCCCCATTCTCTCTCAAAGTTTGTATCCCTGTTGTTAATAGCATAGTCACAGCAATTCTTCTCAGCTCGCCTTTAACTTCAGGTATCACATAAAGCACTTCCAATCTTCCTATCGGCCTGGAAGGACATACTTGAATAGTCCCTATGACCATCCCCTCCATCTCAGCAACTAACCAATAAGGCTCTATGTTACTCCAATCTATGTCTTTATCAACGAAGCCAACTTCAAATGCGAATCCTTTTATTGTGTCTCCCTCTTCGTTCTTTGCCATTCTTACTGTTACAGGGTTCATATTATATTACATCCATACAGGTTTAGTTGGGAATACTACGTTATCTGGATCAGCTGCAAACTTTGGGTTGTTTTCTATGTCAAGTAGGGCTAACCAATAAGTTTCAAGTTCAGTTTTCTGTGCTGCTGTGAGGTTTTTCCACACCAAGTTTTTCTGCCACTTATCAACCTCCCTCAATAATGATCTATCCCGAATAGATTTAAGACCTCTTTGCTTATCTTCAATAGATGGGCCAGGAGGTTGCTCAAACCCTGTGCCTGGATCAAACCTAAGCCCAATATAAGCATTGACTGAAGTTACTAACTCTGTCTGAAGCCCTGATGGTATATCATCAATATTATCAACTACGATTATATTAACTACTCTCCCTGCTTCAATTACTGCATAGTTCATACTCTCACCTTATGCGTATTCGAAGACAACTACAACACCAGCTGCGCCAGCTGCGCCAGCTGTCCCGGTAGTATCCCCAAAGTTACCAGCACCGCCAGCCCCAGAGCCATGAGATACCCCAGCAGTGCCGGTGAAGTCTACATTCCCTTGTTGGGCATCTCCTCCACCCCCCCAATAACTAGCTCCCCCCTGGCCTGATGTCATAATGTCAGCAAATGCAGCTCCCGCCCCAGAGCCTCCATCAGACCCTTTTAGGTCTATATCTCCATTTGTTGCAGTACCCCCATTCCCCCCTCCGGTCCCTAGATCAAAATTGTTAGATCCGGTGCCGAAGCCTCCTCCTCCTCCATTCCCAGTTAGAGTTGCGCCTGTTCCAACAGGGTTGAATGTAGTATTGCCTCCAACTGATCCATCTGTTCCATTAGTGCCGCTTCCAGCAGCCCCGCCAGTTCCTATAGCTACGGCGGCTGTAGCCCCCATCTCAGTAGTGTTGAATATCTTAAAAGATGTTCCGCCACCGCCCCCGCCACCGCTTGTAACATCAGTTGCTCCAGACTGATCCGCGCCTCCTGACCCACCTCCAGCTCCTGTAGTGTAAACAGCGTGAAGAAGAGTTCCAGCAGTCGGTGTATAGGTCCCAGTAGCTGTGATGATTTGTATTCCAGTGAAGCCTTGAGAGAGTCCTGTTATCTGAGACCCATCAGCAGCTGGGTATCCGGTAGCGTCCATCTGGGGTACATTTCCATTTGCTACCCCAACAGCTTCTACGGCAGCAGTCCCAAGTCCTAAACTTGCTCTAGCAGGAGAGGCTGATTCAGCTACCCAATTTGAACCATCTCCAACGATGAAAAGTCCGTTTGTTACTGCTAGTGCTGCTATATCATCTAGCCCAGCATCTTGAGCCTGAATATCTGTTCCAATAGCAAGACCAAGAGCTGTCCTAGCAGCACCAGCAGTCGATGACCCAGTACCTCCGTTCGCAACTGCTAGGTCTGTCCCCGACCAGTTAGAGTCGTTAACAGCTACCCCTGTTATAGTGCCAGCTCCTTTTGCTGTGAGTGAGATGCTTATATCGGTATCTGTTCCTACAGCTGCGATATCTACAGCATTTCCAGTTGCTGATCCTGTAAAAACAAACCCGTTAACAGCAGAAGAAACTGTTTTAAAAGCTACAATATCGGTCCCACTCAGTTTGAAGTCTATCTGATCATCGGTACTTGAGTGAATAGATGTGTCACCATCAGAATCTAGAACTAATTCCTGACCGGCAAAGTCTTTCGCTTTTGTTGCAGGCCAGCCTAAATCCTCACCGTTAGATGTTATCTGGGTGATAGATGAATTAAGATCTGCTGCTGTCAGTATCTCACCAGCAGAGAATGTTTTAAACGGATTTACAGCCATATCAATTGTTCTCCGTACTTACAGCGTCTTCCCCAAGAATCGTTGTTATCGAGTGAACTTCCAAATCTTCGTCTAGCCCTTGGTTGGACAGCTCATACTGTATTGATCTGAACTCCCCCCCTTCTTCTAGATCAGCAAACTTATCTACGAACTCTCCGCCAGCAAGTTTATCGGTCCCTAATGTAAAGGACCCAAGTTGTGCTCCACTAGAGCCTTGATTTATGTTAACACTGCTGGCCCCTCCCTGGTCTGTCTTCCAAGAAAAGGTAAAGTCAAAATCCCCTTTTGGGTTTATCCCTACTCCCATAGCTTCTATCGTCTTCATAGCATAAGGACGCCCATAGTGAAGAAACGGGGTTACTGACCTTGCAGCTATAGCAGTTGTAGTATCTATATTTCTATCCGACTGATTTATTTTCCTGACAAATCCATCAGTCTCTCCGACCATAACAGTTGGTAAGTCACTATTGGTAGGATCAAGAACTATCGCCAAAGCAGATGCTGTGTATACATTCCATACAGCCCATCTAACAGGTTCAAATCTATAATCCATCATTAAAATAATATTGTTTGTAGTAGCCCCAGTTATTGCCATAGATATTAGAACTTGTCCAGCTAGATCATCATTGACAGCCCATGCTTGTTTTAATCTAGAGAAGACTACATTGTTTTTTATGAATATGTTTATATTTCTTGTCAGCGCAGTTTCGTTAAAATCCCCAAAGTTTGCAGTAGCATTCAGACTATGTATAGACCCATCAGACCATATGAATCCGATATCATCTCTGAACCTAAAGACGCTGTTATGGGCGACTGCCCCAAGCCCCTCGATAAATGTCTTCCTAGCGAACGCATCCCCACCTGTAGGAGCTGATCCTGTTATCCTATGTATAGACCCTTTGTGCGGTCCTTTAAATACCCACAGCTCATTTTTATGGCTTATGATAGCTGTTATCTCATCTCCGTTATCTGGGTCTATGTCGATACTCCCAGACCCAGCGCCTACCCAATCTTCAGGATCTAACAAGACACTAAAGAAAAGTCTAGATGGGGTAGCGGCGACACCAGCAGCCCAATGTCTGTTTTTATGAGTTGTAGAGAAAGCGAAGTTTGGAGGAGTTCCGGCTAAGTTTTGAGCTGTAGTTTGATCCCATGATTTAGGGACATCAACATTAGAGTCACTTGAGATTATTAGTATGTCATCAAAGGTTGCGTAGCTAGGAATCTTCTCATCTTCCAGGCCAGTAAAGAGATCGTCAAAAGTTCCGTCAAGGTCCTCTTTTAAAATTTTTGTCCCAGCGTGGATAACTCTTTTTTGAACTGGGGAGCCTGAAGTTCCTGTCTTCCAGTAGTCGAACAGTCCTCTGATCTCTTGGCCTGACTCAACAGTGACAGAGTTTAACTTAACAGCTCCTCCAATTTTGTGAGGCCCTCCACTAAGCTCAAAGAAGACGTTTTCAGCAACTGTCAAGAAAGGTATAGCTACGCGCCCGAACTCATCCACAGGGGCTTCCGACACCGGCCCTAAGTCAGTTGCGAATCCCCCGGCGAACACATGCCGTATGTCTTTCAGTCTTGATGTCATTATTCGAACCTGTCAAAAGCTCCGTTAAAGTCATACTTACGGTTAGCTCCGCTTCTATACGGTCTCCTAGCTTTTCTTCTGTACATTCCTGTTGAGGGTCTTATCTTCATTCTACTAGCACCAACCTCGACATCCCCTGTCATCCGTAGGATTAGATCATTATACTCTTGCTTCACTTCTTGTGATCTATCATCATCTTTCTTATCTCTATACCAGTGATACAAAGCATGGAAAAGAATCGCGTGTCGATAGTGAAAAGGAACTATTGGCTCATCAGTATCCACACTGAAAGACGTTTGAGCAGTTCCATCAGCAGCCACTACAAGCTGTGATGTAACATATGAGTATGGAATACTGTAGGCAATATCAGGGGGCTTGTGGAATTTAATCTTTCTCACAAGTGTAGTATTTCCACTAGGAGGGAGATCTATAAAGGTTGCTATAACAGGCTTCCCAGTGATATAGTTTCTAAGGAATCTCCTTCTAAAGGTAAGTCTATCCATTATATCAATAGGGATATTATCGGAGAACTGCTGCTGATCTATAGGACGTAGAAAATCAGGTTCAAGCGCATACTCATCTTCGAAGTAAGTATAAGAGGCTCCTGCTACAGTATCTTGAGTAAACTTATGCCCGAGAGTTGCACCAGTGTCGCTTGCTACAGCTGTTATCTCATAGATCTCAGTTCCTGCATTTATCCTGATCTTCCCGCCTAGTCTCATATTAGCGACTGAGAAATCGTTGTTAGTATTCCAAGTTGTTCCTACCCCTACAATTGAAGTCGATCCTTTTGTAGCAGTTAGTGTCCCAGTTGTAAATTCAGGCTGAGTTATGAGAACAGCTCTTCTCTCAGCCCAAGGGAACTTTTCCCCGAAACCAAGGTGCATGTCCTGTAGCCCAATATTTATGTATCTTTTAGCTTGGGTAATAGTTGCTGCCTGACCCGTATCAGACTTAACAGCATTCATCAAACCAGTATAGAGATCAGAGAAGTCTGTATATTGCGTTGTAGAACTCATTTAACATTTTCTCCTCTTCCCAGATTTTATTAAAGCTTTCATTTGTCGCTGTCTTCTTGTTCCATCAGTAGGTGCAGGGGCAACCCCCTTGGCAACAAAAGCATGTACTCTTCCCGGTGTTCCCATTACTGATAGCTGGGTTTTTTGTGCCATTAGACTATCACAAATGTAGCGTTGTTAGGTGGAGCCTCAGTTAGTGCTGTCACTGTAAAGTGTCCTCTACCTGTTGCAAGTGAGTAATCTGTTATATCAGTCGCTTGATCTTGCAGTATATCAGAAGTGAATATCACTACTCTTCCATTATAGTGATCAGCTGTAGCCTCTGTTATATCATCTGACTCAAACTCAGTAGTGGTAGATGCAAACCCTGTAGTGTCCACAGTTCCTTGAACGATTGTCTGAGCTGATAGTGCAAGGTCCTGTGCGGCTACTGCTACGCTGTCAATCTGAACAGTGTTAACGCTAGGGGTCCCTTGCAAAACAACCCCTGAGGTGCCAGTATCGTCCAGTATGGCGTCAATTAGCAAGTCTAGACGACCACCATCTGTCCAATCTACTTGAAGTTCGTTTGTATCGGCTACTATCAGAACTGTCTCTGCTTTCACAGCAACAACATCAACTGCTATATTATCTCCTGTCGCATCCGTAGCAACGGATTGAAAGATCGTTGTGGTATCTGCTACAGGGTCTCCAATCGCCTGTCCGAACGTCCCCTGTGTCTGCTGGGTTGTGGCGTCAACAGCCCATACATCACCAGCTGCTATATCGTTAAGCGCTGCAATCAGCCCAGGCACATCATCCGTCTGAAGTTCGTTGGTGTCAGCGACTATTAACGTAGTGTCTACAAGGATCGCATCGATATCTGTCTTACATTGCTCTCCGAATGTTCCTGATGTTGTATGCCCAGCTGTCGCCTCATCCCAAACTTCGTCAGCAATCTTAGGAGTTGTCAATCTCGCATCTTGAGTAATCGTTTGGCCGCTACCGCCGTCTGTGAGTTCGATAGCCCCCCGAAGCTCAACAGTCCCTCCTATACAGTTTGCATTTATAATAAGCTCTCCATCTCCTTCCATAGACATCTCATCTGTCCCTGTCTGTCCCATGTTTCTTATATCCATACTGCCAGCGTAATTCCGCAAGTGGAGATGGGTGTTTCCAAGAGCAGCTCCGAAATCAAAAATTGGGGGTGCCGCAGTAGAAGATGCTGAATGACAACTATGCCACACATAATCTCCAATTTGGTTGGATGTAATAGTTCCTGTGAAGCAACAGTCAAGCATATCACAAGCTGGGAGTGTACTTGTTCCTACAAGAGAAATCTCAAATCTCGGCGGTTGAGTTGCCCCTGTCCCTATACCACTTATGGTTGCTCCGATAACATACAGCCCATCAATACTCTGCCCTCCGAGAGCTAGATTCCAAGATCTCCCAAGGAAAGTGAAATTATCACTATTTCCTGTCAAAGTTATGGTAGACCCATTGACTACTATGAATCTACTAAGCCCCAGACTTGTTGCTAGAGTCAGAGCATCTGCAAGCGTAAGAACTGGGTTATTGGCAACTCCATTAACAAAGTCTACAGTACCTGCAACCCCATTTACAGTGTCTATCCAGATGGCCCCGTCTTGATACCCAGCAATGGAGGTTGCAGCATGGACTGATGCTGGCTCAATAATATATGTACTTGTAGCATCTGGATTCGTGAACCATGCAGCATCTACGGTCGCAACCTTAGTGGACCCAACATATTTAGTGATTATCCTACTTTGTCCGACTCCTGTTCCTCCATCAAGGACTATCCTGTTAAATTTGAAGAAGTCATCGGTCGCTGACTCCCCAGATTCTAAAGTTATCGTACTCGCTGCCCCTGCTTGAGCAGTCCCATCTGCCACAATAAATCCCGCAGCGTTCAAAAGAGTCTTACCAGCAGAGCCTCCCGCTACATGCCCTGACAAAGCCTCGTCCCATACAGCATCAGCTATAACAGCAGCAGTAGGGTCATTAAGAGCTGCTATTAGCCCAGGCACATCATCAGTCTGAAGTTCATCGGTATCAGCAACAATAAGTGTTGTCTCTGCTTTCATTGCCACTACATCGACCGCTACATTATCTCCTGTCGCATCGGTAGCTACAGACTGATAGATCGTTGTGGTGTCAGCTACAGGGTCTCCAATCGCCTGTCCGAATGTTCCCTGAGTCTGTTGAGTTGTAGCATCAACAGCCCATACATCACCAGCTGCAATATCATTGAGCGCTGCTATAGCCCCCGGTATATCATCAGTCTGAAGTTCGTTTGTATCGGCTACTATCAGAACTGTCTCTGCTTTCACAGCTACAATATCAACAGCAATATTATCTCCCGCCGCATCAGTAGCAACCGACTGATAAATAGTTGTTGCGTCAGCCCCCGGATCTCCAATCGCTTGTCCAAGAGATCCTTGAGTCTGGTGAGCTGTCATGTCTTCATTCAACACTGCGTCAGCTATGACAGCTGCTGTTACAAGATCTGTGTTAGTAGTAGTCGTATCGACTAATAGCACCCCTGTAACCTTGTTGGTAGCAGGATTATACCCATCGTCTGCGAAGTCTTTAAGATCTGTAAGCGATTGTGTCACACCTCCTAACTGAGTAACGTCACACCGGATGTCACCGGCCTCTTCAGGATATAGAACGATAGGCGTAGTTTTAGCCCCCGCAGTAGAAGTTTTGACAATAATAGCTACTGTGTCTGCATCCATCTCAGTAGCTGTAAGGTCTAAAAAGTACATCCCACTAGAGGTTGCTATCTCAGTAGCTTCAGCTGTTACATCAGCGAATGTGCCACCATCTTTAGAGATCTCACTATCAAGAGTCGCAGCACCAGATACAAGGTCTCCGTCTGCGTCGAAAATAGGGAATGAAACTCGATAAGCTACATTCTTTTTGGGAATTGGGATTGCGTCTGTAGAAGCCATTTTATTGTCTCAAACCTCTTGGGTGCCAGTATCTCATATAGGGTATGGTTGTTGCTCTTAACCATGTAGGCTGACCTTCAGGTGTGGCTGGGGTTTTAGCTACGAAGGTTAGAACCCTCCCCGGTGTTGCCATCACTGAAAGTTGTGTCTTCTGAGCCATTATCTTCTCAAACCTCTAGGGTGCCATTGGCGTGTATGCGGGACAGTTGTCGATCTTATAATCATAGGTTGTGGATCTCCTGCCACCCCTTCTATAATAACTTTCTCATTGTATTTAGTAGTCCCGCCGTCATCATAAACATAAGCAAGAACTGTATCTATCCCACGAACATAGATATTAGCTGAGATAAAGTTACAAGCTACAGCATCAAGTTCCTGTGCTTCAGCTGACCAAGTATCTCCTGTATCAGTCGAAGTTGCGTAATAGATATCGTCTGAGTCATCTGCGTTCGACCAGAGAACATGGAGATCCCCGTTAGAATCAGGACCGGCAACAGTAATTATCCCAACTTCTCCGTTAACTTTGGGAGAAAAGATTGCGCTTGCAAACTCTACAGTTGCTGTTGTTTCAAATACTGACCTCTTCCCTCCTGTTCCAGTATCACTTAACATAAGGGCTGCTCCTCTGATACCGGCAGAAGAAAAAATCATCCCAAACCTTATTACTTCAGTACCACTATCATCAAAGGAAACCCCATTTTGAATTCCTAAAAGTGTGTTGGCAGTATCTACAACATCAGTATCTAAGGTTGACAGACTATCAGCAGCTGTTATAGTTCTAGTTTCTGTAGTAAACCATGCTGTAGGCGGGTCAGAGGTGTTTGTTGTTGAACTCCAAGTAATGTGCATATCATCACTATCAGAAGCCTTTACAATATTCGGATTCCCGTAGTGTTCGTCGGCAGTATCATTGGCACTTAGAACAACAGGACCGTCCCAAGTTCCTCCGTTCCTTACATTTACATCAACCCTCTCCTTCTTACCCCCCATAACCTGATCGGTATCACCCGCATAAACAACCTTCGGAACTCCGGTAGACTCAACAGCGATTGAGATCCAAGGGTTAGTCGGAGCATTAGCCGGATTTTCAATAGTTTCTTCTGTAATGTCCCAACTATCAGTTGCCATGTTAAACTGAGAGTACCTAATATTATTACTATCAAGAAACCATGCTATGTGAATTACATCACCGCTTTGCACTGCGCTTGCCACTATTGCTGGCTGAGCTGGGTCACCAGCAGTATCTGTCTCAGTCCAAGAATCAGAGGGGTCAGTTGCTTTATACACACCTAATCTTGTGTTAGCCCCGCTTTGCCCCGCTACACTATAAAAGTCTCCAGTAGATGATTTAAAAGGAGGTATATGACCTGGGAAGTGAGAAGCTGAAACTATTGTAGTAGGAAGTGCCATTACCCCACTCTCCTAAAACTTCCAAGTCCTATGATCGTTGCTCCTGTTAGTAAGTTCCACTCTTCAAGGGTCTTTGCATTGGGAGGGTAATTCTCTCTGACAACATGACAAATCTTAGCATCAGTGAAGTTACTGGCAAGATTGCCTAAGTCAAGTACTTCTTGATCTGTGAAATCAGTTATCATATCTTCGGTTATAACCCATGTTGGATTTAAGTTCCCAATAGCTTTCTTTATATTAACTCTGCTTTTATTGGTGCCCATCCCCTCAATGAGAACATTGGACTTAGTTCTTGCGCCGGGGGTGTAGGCAGTGTTAAAAGCTTCAAGCCCATCCCCTTTTGTAGGGTCTAAACCGGCTGCGATAATAGCGGCTTCTATCTCAGATCTCTCATCAATATCTTTTGTAGCTGCTACATGATCAGATATGTCAGTACCGATTGCAGTACAGCCGGTCATAGCTACCAGAGCCTCAACACCCCATCCAAACCCAGCGCCTACAATAACTACTCTGTCAGTGTTCCTGATATTCAAAATGGGCCATAGTTTAGCCCACATCGGATCTGAGAAATCTCTTTTGATAACTGCTCTATGGTAGTGAAGTCTGACTTTAGATCTTTTATAGTTACCTGTTACTAGATCTAAAATTCTGAGTCTTATACTGTAGAGCGTGTCAAAATCTTGTTTTGTGTAGCCAGCCATCAGACTTTAAACTTATCATTGATCTCGTCAAGTTTAGTCTTAAGCTCTTTTCTCATTGACGTTACTTTTAGAGTTTGCTGGCTTACAAGCTCCTCACTCTCTACCAGTGCAAGTTCCCGAGCAGTGAGGTCATCACCTAATTTTGCAAGCTCTTTAGCTCTTAGATGTAACTTCTCGCTTGAGTCATTTATTGTCTGTTCTCTGGTAGAGATCAGATCAGCGACATCCCCAAGAAGTTTTTTAGCTTTATCTTTAGCTTCTTTAATAGCATTGTCATACTCAGTTCTAGCGCCTTTCAAGATCGTATCAGCTTCTGCTTTTTCGATCTTAGATAATGTATGCATTGACATTATCTCTTCAGCCGGACCTACTAAGGCGACTATATCAGCAGCAGCATTGTACTTAACTTCCAACTCTTTCAACAGAGTTGTGTAAGACTCATAATTATTTATAAGATCTAAGACTTGCTTTAAATCGTTAAACCCCGCTAGAGAATCCATATGATGTTGTTTAGTACTCATGATTTTCTCCCTAGACTACGAATAGCTGCTAGAGATCCAAAAGTATCAACATGCTTAACTTTAACTAGACCTCTAGGGGTAGTACCTGACATAGATACAAATGCTCCTCTCCTAAGTTTAACAGGAGTTCCAGCTGGATCGACAATCTCGTTATTGGCTGTATTCTTCAGCTCTACATTTATATTGTTCGCATCGTCAATATCAGCTTCATCAGTATCAAAGATGGACAATACGCAGTCTGTTCCAGCGCCTGATAGAAGACTAACATTATCTACCTCGCCAGCGCCGACAAAGACATGCCCCGATTTGGTCATCAGTATCACTTCTTTATTGACAATCGCTTTTGGAAAGATTCTCGCATCATCCTGAATGAAGTTATCGATCAACATAGTCCCTGTTGTTGTTGCAAGATGGTTCTGAATGCCAAGGACCCCATGAGTTACAGCGATATTGGTAAGTGTTCCAACTTGTGTAGCGTGAACCCCGGCAGAAGCTTTGTCACCTCTTTTGGTAACAAACAGATCTATCGTGCCTGCACCAGCATTGTTGGTGATATCAAGTTCGCATGTGTACCACTCACCTTTTGAGATGTCGATAGTTCCAAAACTTGTAGGTGCTACGTTACCTATCCCAAGGTTTATAACGTCTGTTGTGGCTACTACCCTTGCCCCAAGAACCTGTTGGATCGCATTAGCTGCACCTTGAGTCTCAAAAAGATGGAAGGTGTCGTCAGCGGTCCCGGTGAAGTCATCGCTGAAATACAGATCAAACTTGAAAAACATATTCTCAGGTAGGGCTATATTGAGATCTCCTTCCTGAAGAAACGCATCGGCTGTTCCACCAGTTAGTTGAAGCCTCATACAAAAAGCCCCGGATGAGGGAGCTGCATTCCTGTAAGGAAGTCGGGCTAACTCTTTATAATGAGCAATATCTAACTGAGCGGCTGTGTCAGTTTCAGAGTCCCATTCATCAAGGGCTACACCTGTTTCAAAGTTACTTTCAAAAACAAATGGAAACGCCATTATTTTTTACCTTTTTTTGAGCCTGTACCTTTCTCAGGTTCGACTATTTCAAAGTCTTCTGCTTTAAGCTCGCTAGTGTTTTTGAGTTCTTCTGTAGACTCATTAAGCTTTTCAAGTTCCTCTGCTTCAGACTGTCTAGCTCT